TCGATCTTCCCGGCGGTGATTTGAAGCCGGGAAACGGAAGACGCTGGGAGCTGTAGTAGCCTGCTCAATGGAATTGCGCCGACTATTGCGAGAAGCCCGCGACGGGTCATGGTTTTAGGATACCTTTCGGCTGCGTGATAACCAATGCTCCATCAGCGGATCGGCGATCCAGCGAAAGAAGCAGATCGATCCCACCACCAGGGCGCATAGGAAGGAAGTGGCGGCTATAACGATCGGACCCCATCCGAAGTGCACCCCTACTCCGCCTAAAATGAGCCCCTGAATCACGAGGCCCGCAAACGTTTTGCCTAAGGCGACGCGGAGGGCTTTTGAGCTCGACTCGCTGTCCATGGCTTCAGCATACCCCGGTCGTGACTCGCGATCAGCCTCTGGAATTCAGGACGCTTTGCGATATCGCTGCACCCGGATTCGTCCTTCCGGAATCTGTGCGAGATCGTAGGCGAGCTGCATTTTGAGCCAGGTCTCGGCGGTGCTGCCAAACGCTTTTTGCAGTCGGATGGCCATTTCGGGCGATATGGCTGCCTTCTCGTTGACGACGTTGTTCAATGCCTGTCGGGTAACCCCGAGGACCTTGGCTCCTTCCGTCACCGTCAGGCCTAACGCCTCAAGGCATTCCTCGCGCACGATCCGTCCGGGATGCGGCGGGTTCTTCATCGGCACAGTTCCCTCCTAGTGGTAATCCACAAAATCGACGTCACTTCTTCCCCTTCGCTTTTCCCGCCTTCTTCGGCCTGCCCATCGGGAGCTGACCAGGAGCCGTATCCCAGTACGGCGTTTTGCACTTGGCGCAGCGCTTCGGCTTTCCTTCCGTCCGTCTGACCCACTCGCCGCCGCATCGTCGGCATCGACAGATCATGCTTTGCGGAATCGTCATGCGCTCGCATGATAGCATACTTTTTCATTGACAATAGAATGCTCTCATGCGAGAATACTTTTATGAGCTACTTCGACACCGAATCCAACGACTTCACCTTCGAAGACCTTCATCCCGGCCCCGGCCCCGGCCCCGTCTGCGCCTGCATCAACTGCGGCGCCACCCGCGCATCCGGCGCCGACCTCTCGGAATTCTGGCCCGACGATCAGCCCAAGCCCATCGTCCTCTGCGACGACTGCGCCGCCGAAGTTCGCCGCATCGAGCGCTATGCCGACGAGCTGGCCAAGCTGCCGTCCTGCGACGTGCGGGCCAAGATCATCGACGACGCCACCACGACGCGCGGCTTGGTGCACGCGCTCACGGCGCACGATCAATCGGGATGCGTCCACTGCTACTCGGTCCGGAAGCCCGCCGCGGCCGCGATCGCGTCCGAGATCCGGGAAGGGAGGGCCGCGTAAATGGCGTCCTCTACTCAGCATCTCCGCCAGACGGTCGAGTTCGAGCCGAACGTTCCCGTCGAAGTCGCGCTGAAGTTCGCCGGCGCCGGAAAGATCGTTTCCGGCCGCTTCGGCGAGCGCGTCATGTTTACTCTCTGCGACGACAGAGTTATGTTTTTGGACCTCGGTCCGGCGCAGAAGGTCAACGAGCTGGGGCCGAAGCCCGGCGAGAAGTTCATGCTCTGCAAACCGGGCAAGAAGGGCGCGGAGTGGACGTGCTGGTTGTCCCCGGCGGCGGAACAGGCCCGGGCAGCCTCGGAGCAGGCGAAGGAGTCGGCGCTCGAACGGCAACTGCGGGAGTCGATCGAGCTGGCTCAGCGGGGGAAGGTCGGGGAAGTCGGGAACGGGACGTTTGTTGTACCCGGAGCGGGCGTATCGGCGCCCGCCCCGGAGCCCACTGCGGTTAGCAATGGCCACTTCAACACTGGACTAGGATCTCATCATAGCAAGCATCCGGATCTGTCCGTCCATCAGGGCTGGGCGCAATTCCTGATCTCGGAAACTTCCGCTCTTGTCGACGTGTACGCCGCCGTGCTGTCCTACGCATCAGGGAAGTATGGCAACCAGGTCAAGCCCGAAGACGTACGCTCGCTATGTGTCACGGCCTTTATCCAGGGCCGTAGCGGAAAGCAGTCGCGCGATGTTGCGTAGTGGGTTGGCCTGGCTGACCAGGTCGGTCCTTGGGCGCAATCCCCTCCGGAGGCCGCGGCGATCCCGTCGCGGCCCGCCGCGCGATCCGGAGTACCGGGCGTGGATCCGCTCGTTTCCGTGCTGCAGTTGTGGCGTGGCCTGGCCGGTGGAGGCCGCACACACCGGGAGCGATGGCGGGATGCGCCAGAAGGCGAGCGACTACTCGTGCGTGCCTTTGTGTGTGCTGTGCCACGCGGAGTATCACCGGATTGGGAAGCCGGACTTTGAGCGCTGGCATGCGGTGAAGTTCGAGGTGTTGGTGGTGGAGTTCAACGAGCAGTGGGCGGAGGAAAGGGCAGCATGAGGGAAAAGCAAATCACGGTTTTGGCCGCCGCCGATATCGACACATTGGAACGCATGGGAGCAGACGTCGAAGATCGGTACTTTGAGACTCTCGCCGCCGCCAAGAGACGCGCCCGCTACCTGCTCACGAAGGAGTATCGGGTCAACTCAGAATCCTCCACCAGACTCGGATATTCCAGGGTCCTCGTAGACGGCGAATGCATCGCTGATTTCTTTGGAAAGGATGATAACTAAGATGCCCTGTACGATCAGCTACCACGTGCCTGGATGTACCTGTTTTGGGCCAAACCCCATTGCCGCGAAGAAAACGCCCCGGAGCAAAAAGCCATGCAAGGCGATTCGGCAGACGGACCGCGACCTGAAGCGGCTCGATGACGAGGTGGAAAGGTGCGCGCTCGCCATGGGCGGTCGATTCGGCGACATCGATGACGGTCTGGTCAGGATGGCTGACGACCTTCTCGCGACGGTGCGCCAATGGGCTACCGAGGTGCGCGAATACATGGCCGAACGCGCGGCGGACGGGGAAAGGTGGGAGCTTTGACATGACCTACGAACAAGCGGTGCGCATCGAGCCGAAGACGGTCGAAGAAGCGATGGAGAAGGCTTTCTGGATCTATGCGGGCAGGGGATGCCTTGGTGCTGGATTGCCTGAGACGTGGAAGGCGGTAGCGGAAGCCGCACAGACATTCGGCGGTGGCGCGGAACTCCGCGATGCGCTGGAGTCATCCGTCAGTCTTCAGAGCCACTACGCCACTCTGCTCAACATGCACGATGGCGGAAAGCGGATGGGCTTCGAGAATGCCGACGCCTGGCTGCAACGAATACGGGAGATCAAAGGCAAATGAGCGGCAAGCTGATCCACCTCACCGAAGACACGCTGCACGCCATCCGGTATCACGTCGAAGACCTGTACGGCCGCAAACTGACGGGGGAAGCCCTGAACGCTGGGGGAATCGGCGGCTACTGGTATTACGTGGTGCACGAGGGCGGGGCCGTCCTTAGCCGCCACCGCAAGCTCGCTGTAGCAGTGCGCCGCTGCAATCGCGAGAATGACGCGCTGCGCAAAGCGGCGAAGGGAGGGCGGCGGTGATTTACATTCTGGAGAGGCAGCCGCCTCTGCCTGAACCGAAGACCCCCTTTCAGGAGCTTGTACGCAGACTTGCCGAGGTTGCGATGCAGGTCACCCACCACGACGCTTCCGAAACGGAAGCTGGATATATTCACGAGGTCCGACTAATGGAACGGCGGTTTCGCGTGCTTTTACGCAGTTATCACAGCAAGGGCGGGAAGGCGGCGAAGAGAGGGCGGATATGAGCTACCAGCCTCGGAATCCGATGCACTTGAGACTGAGGAAACGGTACCCGGCTGAGCGGCGACTGGTCACCATGCCGCCGCCGTGCCAGTGCGGCAGGCAAATGGTGCGCGATGAAAATGACACATGGATATACCGATGCCCACTTCAGCCCGATCACGTCGGACACGACACGTTTGTTCCCCCAGAGGCTCCGCGCCGGTGACCGACTGGCAATCCGAAGTCCGCTGGAACATCGCCCGCCGAAGGGATGGCGTCTACACTCCGTTCGACGAGGCGCGGAAGTGGCGGCGGCGGTTCTTCTACGCGCTCATACTGCTGGTGGCGTTGGGCGCCGTGCTGCTGGTGGTGATGGCCGGACGCCGCAGTTCACCAACCAGGGATCAACTTCGCGCAGAAATCGCGGGTGCGGGTCGCATAATATGGCGTTGATGGAAGATCTCTCCTATCTGTGCGTGAATCGAGTTGGCATCTGCTACGCGGACGGGGAGTATGTTGTCAGCGTCACGGGCGGTGGATATCCGCCCGTGACCAAAACGTGTACTTCCCGCGCCGAAGCCATGGCCTTTTTATCGGAAGCGATCACGGCAAACATGGACCTGCACGAGAAGGCGGGCTGAGACCATTTTCGCCGTTCGGACGAAATGGTCTAGCGACAGCCGATACGCTCCCATTTGTCCTTGGCTTTCGCGTCCTCAACAGTCTGCCACTGCATATTCTCGGGTGCATCCGCACCGCCACACGCCAGCGCGATCACATGGTCAACGACGTAGCCAGGGCAGGCGCCGCTGCCTTTAAAAGTCGCAGGGCAGGGATGCAGCAGCATGAAGGCTCTCCGCGCACTTGCCGAGCGAGCCGGCTTACGCTGCTCCTGCTTTGGGGCAAGCGGCCGATGATGCTTTGCAGGGCGACCTTGATCCCGTCTCTCGCTTCGAGGCTGTGATCGCCGTTCGGTTCCGAGCGTGAGCGAACACGCCATGAGAAGCACGATCCATCGGTACATGCCGGAATGATCGGCAGAACGACCGGAAACTGTAGGGCGTAGCCGCCCGTCGTAAAATCAGAACAGGTGTCCTCCCCTCGGCTTTCCATCCCTCGATTCCAAACCATGCCGCTTGCCGTCATGAAGCAGCCATGGAGCGATCTCGCGTGGGTCTTCGAACTGAAGCACGACGGGTTCCGCGGGCTCCTGTACATCCGGGATGGGGCGATGGCGATCGCGGAGTTCGTCTCCCGTAACGGCAACGTGATGAGGCGCTTCTCAGACCTGGCCGGCGCGATCGCGCGCGGCATGCCGGAGGGCGGCGCCGTGATCGACGGGGAGATCTGTCACCTGAACGAGCACGGCGAGCCCCAGTTTTACGACTTGATGCGACGTGGAGCCACCCACTTCTGCGCCTTCGATCTGCTCTGGGTAGACGGCGAAGACCTCCGCCGGCAGCAGCTCGTCGAGCGGAAGCGCCGGCTGCGTGAGCTGGTCAAGAAAGATGATGCCTCGCCGATTCGGTATGTGGATCATATCGAGGCTGACGGCGTCCCTTTCTACCGCCTGGTTTGCGAGCGGGACATGGAAGGGATCGTCGCGAAGCGCGCGGACGGGCTCTACACTCCGGAGGAGACCACCTGGGTGAAGGTCAAGAACCCGCGATATTCCCAGAACGACGGCCGACGTGAGCTGTTCGAGCGACGATCGCGATTCTGATGGACAGCCAGCAGTTCACCAACGAGGAATCGGTCGATGTCGAGGCCATCCGCTCGCGCCTGGCGAAGATGTCCGACGAGGACTTGATCAAGTACGGCAGGGCAGCGGCCAACCTGTGCGACCCCATCGCGCAGCGCGGCGAGGTCCGCGAGACGTTCCGCGTCCAGCTCGCCGAAGCGCGCGCCGAGTACCGCCGCCGGCATCCGGTCACGTAGGAGGATTTGCGATAATCGGATGGCGCGTCGGGAAGGCCCGCAAGGGAGATGCCCGATAGGGTGGCAACCTACCTCTAGCCAACAACTGTCATCGCCGGAGATAGCATCTCCGGCCCTACGCGCCGCCCCTATTCTCGAAAGAGAGAGGCGGCGCGTTTTCGCGTCAGTTGGTGCTCTCTGGCTTCCGTCTCTGCTCCACCGCGTGAGACGCCCGCGCCGGCGGCTTCCGGGGCGGCTGGAGCGCCTCGCCGAACCTTGGGGGCAGATCTCCCGCCGGATGCGGCGAGCGCGCAGCAGCCAGCTTGATTCGCCTTCTGAGCGGCATCCTGACTCCAGCTTATCCCCGCTTTTAGACCTGCCGTCCACTCGCTTCCCCCTCTCGTTTTTGAGTACACGTATAAGCCAACACCAGTACCGGTATGACGGAAGATACGTGTATTGAGTCAAAACATGCCGGTACTGATTGAGTACACGCACCCGCATCCTATTACTCAGACTGGAGAGCTTATAAGAGACCGGAGCGGCGGCGCGCATGTCTTCGTAGAGTGCCTCATACCCGCACAGACACGGCCTAGGATGGCAGGGGTTTGCCGCCGCCGATCCCCGGATCGAGCCGCGGAACGACGCAGCAGCGCAATTCCTGGAAGGATTGAGGCGATCGGTGGAAAGAAATTCGGGGAAGGGAAGACGAACCGGGAAGGGAAGCCGGCGCGCCGCTGATGACGGCCGGCCCGCGGGGAGTTACCGCGCTTCGGCGGCGAAGAGCGTTTCCGAGGCGGTGACCATCTGGCCCAGCACCTCCACTGCGGTGTTGGTTTTTCCGGAGCCTCGGATGCCGAGGATGGCGAAGGTCTGCGTAGCGGCCTCGACGGGCAGCGTGAAGTTTTTCGCGATCTGTAGCTTCAATTCATCCTCCGGGAATCGTAGGCCCGTCCGGACTCGATCATCACTCGCCTGGTCTCCAGTTGCTCTGCCTCCAGCCGGTACAGTACCGGTAGCGCTTCGGCGAGCGTCGAGAAAACCGTGTCGTTCACTTCATACCGCCAGCAGCCGCTTCTCGTGATGCCAATCATTCAATCCCATCACCCTCAGATACGCAGGCCCGTGCTCTTCATGTGATTCCATGGCCTGGATTTCTCGATCGCAGCGGGCGATCTGTTCATCGAGCGACGGAAATGCTCTTGCCCGCGCACTCATTCTCCAAACTCCGCCTTCAGCAGATCCCACCGTTCGCAACGGATCAGGTACTGCCGTCTTCGTTCCCGCTGTGCGGTCAGCTTTTCCCGCTGCCATTCCGGGCCCCGGGCGCCGTACGTCCGCCGTCTTCGTCGCGGTTTCGCCTCGTCGCGGCGCCGCTCGCACTCGATCGCGTTCGTGAGTTCACGGAGACGGTTCGCGGAATATTCTTCGAATGAGAAGGGAAGCATTCGTACCGGCATAGTTCAAGTTCTGGATGAAGACTTCACGCGGAAACCTCACGCGTTCGCTCGGCCTGCCACTCGGCCATGCGGACGTATCGCGGGTTCCGCTCAATACCGATGTAGTTGCGCCCCAGGCGATTCGCCGCCAGTCCGGTCCGGCCGGAGCCAGAGAAGATATCGAGCACCGTGCAGGGAATCACTTCAGATGGGAACAACGGATGGGAACAGGTGGGGCGCCAGCCTTCCGTGACCGGCGCGCCAAGGTTTACACGATCGTGCGCGCCGGACGCCTTCGATATCGAATGCAAGGGGTCCCCATTGCGCGCCTGGCGCACGGCGTCTTTCGCCCACTTCGCCGTACCGTTGATAGCCCCGTTCGCGTGTTTGTGCTCCGGATCCGGATGCCAGTCGCCGACGTGCTGCTTCTCAAGGATCCGCTCGTACGGCGCCCCGCAATGGTGACAGCAGCCGAATTCCGAGGTGCCTGCCAGAATGCAGGGTTCTACCAGCCTCTCTGGGAAGGTGGCAAAATGCGACACCCATGAGGTCGCCTCACAAGTGCAACGCCGCCGCCCCGCACATCCACAGGAACACGCCTTCTCCGCAACGACCGTCCCCTCTTTCGCGCAGACGATCGGCAGCTTTCGGAATTCCGCCGGCGAGTAGATCAGCCCGCATTGCTCGCACATCTCCAACGCGAACGGCTGCGGATTGACGATCATGGCCAGCGGTTCGCTGTCGCCGTCGACGAGCAACCCCGAGAACTTGGGAGAGTACTCCTCGATCGACGAGAACAGCCAATCCGTGTTGCGCCTGGCGCGGCTGGGGACTACGGCATGCACGGCGGCGGAAAAGGACCGGTTCTGCTTCGCGCGGATCTTTGCTGGCGTCTGGTGCGCCGGGTCCTGATCGCGGTGCATGCGGCTATTCGGCCCCATGGCCTTCGGATTCACGCCAGTCCCGCGAGAATGCCCATTGCCCGTCGAGGCTATCCGGACGGCTTCTTTGTCATAGAAGTACGACTCCGACTTCGACAACAGGAAGATGTATTCGACCATCGACGTCGGACGGTCCATCGTGCTCTCCGGCATGCCATTCCGCTTCACCCATGGGATCTGGGAGCGAAGAAACCAGCCGTCCGCCTGAAGCGCGAGAGCGAGGTGCGCCGGCATCATCACCATGTCTTTCGGTTTCAGCCCAGTAAGCCGCTTGTGTTGGTCGACGGCACGATCTCGGCCCCTTCTGTATTTCGGGTCGGCATCTTCCGGCGTGTGGGGATGACAAGCATACGAGTCGCCCATGTTGAGCCACACAGAGGCGCTCGAATGGAGTACTCGCCGCACGTGCCGGAATACCTCGAGCATGTGATCGAGAAACATCTCAGGCGAGGGCTCCAGGCCAAGGCAGCCGCGCCAGCCATCCGCCCAAATGCTCGGCTCAATCCCGTAATCCCGCAGTCCCCAGTAGGGCGGGGAAGTCACCACGCAATGGACGGACTCCGAGGCAAGCTGCCGGAGCTGCTCGATGACGTCGCCTTGAAGGATTTGGAACTGCGGATCCGGGATTGGGGCAGGGGAGGCGATCATTTCAATCCAGCCCTTCGCCCAGCACGGATAACAAGTACCGTAAATGCGAGCGCCGCCTCTGTAGGTACAACTGCATTTCCGATGCAGCGGGCTTGCTCCACTCGATATTGGTCCACCAGGGGGGAAGGTCCATCAGCCAGCATTCGAACGCCGGATTCAACTGAGGGCCAGAGATCTGGTCGCAGTTCCCGGACCCGAGCCCAGGCTTCGAAGTCGGTTCGTCCCGGTGGAAAAAGAGGGATGCCTGCTCCTGGAGAGGGCGGCTGTTGCGCGTGTGTGTGTCCATCGAGACTTCGCCGCTGCGCGTGTTGTTGGCCGATGGAGATGCCCAGTTCTCCATTCCCCGCGCCGCATCCACCAGAAGCCCCCCCCGTTTGTCTCCCGGCTTCCGCGGATCGGAGCCCTGCCTGGATTGAGCTACGTTCGGCGTGGGGAAGTTGCGCGCTACCGATTCCAGGCATTGATCCGTTACCCGCTGCGCCTGCCGACCGTTCTCGCGTGTCGTTGATCCATTCGGCGCCGAGGGGTTCGCGTTCGGGGTCGGGAAGTTTTTGGCCTGTCCAGCAATTCCCGTTCGTTGGTCGGTTGCGTTGAAGTTTCCCCGCTTCTCCGGGTCGTTGGCCTTCGGGGTGTTCCAGTTCTTCACTGCTCCCGTCAACGAGTCCGTTGCACCAGAGTGATTCCCACAGCATTCGGAGTCCTCGGCGCGTGCGGTAGGCCAAGATGAAAAGGCGCTTCCTCTCATGAGGCGTGCCAACTTCCTCCGCCGTAAAGAGTCCCGCCTCAAGCCGGTAGCCCATCGCTCGAAGTCCCCCACGTACATTCGCGCTCGCCTGTACCGCTTCTTCCCAGCGCCGTCTTGGGTCCGAATCCCAGCCGTAGATGTCCGGCGACGTTTTCCAGAAAGACAGCTTCCGGCCGGGAGAGGTCGATGATGCGCTCGATGTGGGGCCAGAGGTGCCTTGGGTCGAGTTCTCCCAGTCGTAGTCCGGCGACACTGAATGGTTGGCAGGGATAGCCCGCAATGAGGAGGTCCAGGCATCCGTGAAACTCTGCTGCTGGGAAGGTGTCAACTCGATCCCAGATAGGAGCCTGATCCAGGGCCGATCCTTCCATCCGTGCCACGAGAGCGGCTGCTGCATAGCTGTCCCGCTCGCATAGCACCACAGTTCTGGATCGTCGGAGGGCGATCTTAATTCCCAGCCCGAGTCCTTCAATGCCCGCGCAGAAACTTCCGACTCGGATGGGATGTGCAGCCACATTCACGCGACCGACTCCCAGGCGCGCCAGTGATCCGCGCAGTAGTGGCGATCCTCATCGACTTCGCGGGAATGCCGCCAGCAGGCCGACTGATCGCAGATAGCGAGTGCTTCGGTGGTGAAGGTGTCGCCGACATAGCGGAGGTACGGATAGGGTTTCGGATGGCCAGAAATCTGTACCCAGAGCATCCGCTGCAAGAATTTGGACTGATTCGTCTTCGTCTTAACCCCGTGGTAATCGAGGTTTTCGATCTCGACGATTCGGGCTCGCTTTGCCGCCTTTTCGGTGATCCACAGGTCTCCGACGTCGGCCTTTTCGATTGGCTTCTCCACCGTCTTCCATCCCGGCCAGTCGCAGAGGACGGTATCGGAATCGTCTTCGCAAAAGCGGCAAAACGGTCCCACTTCGAAGTTCAGATCGCGCGCCAGCAGAAGCGCCTGGGTTCGTTGTCCACGATGGATCAGGTAGCAGACGCAGCAACACGAGTCGTTGTTGATTTGCCCGCAGTAGTTGCAAATCGGTCCGCGATGGCTGGAGAGGATCACAGCTTCAGTCCCCCGTCGCGTTGAAGCCGCGCCAACTGGTTCCGGAGTTCCTCATGCGGTGGGCAATAGTCGAGGTCCGGCTCTACGTGGTGCGCGCACTTTAGGCACAGGACTCGGTCGCAGGTCTTTCCATTGCCGATCGGGAAATCGCAGAGCCGGTGGTCGCGTGCCCACTTCCGGCATACCGAGCAGACACGAGCGCGAGGCGGCGCTATCTTCACGATCATGGTCACGCCCTCGACCTGGACTACTTTGCAGGGCATGAGACCTCCGGCAGTTCGTCCCAGGTGCGGCCGTCGAGCAGGCGTCCGGCGGCTTTCTTGCCGATTTTCACCAGCCCGTCGTCATACTCGCCCCACTGCTTGAAATGGAACGCCACTTTCGCCGCCAGGCATTGGTCACGAACATCCCGCGCCCATTCTGGCTGCATTGCCCGGGCGCCGTGCTGGCTTTCGCCGCCAACGATGACCCAGTGGATGCCTCGGAGATCGAGGTCGCCAACGGGACCGAGTAGCGGCTCCATGCTGAGGCCGCGGATGGCGAACGGGGTATCTCGAAGCGCGTCAATTCGCCAGCGGTACTCCGCGCTCTCGACGGTGGTCATTCCCCAGACGTTGGGCTTCGGGCTTTCGAGCCAGGATGCAGGCAGGAATCGGCGGAAGTTCTGCGGGCGCTTCGTCAGCAACAGCAGATCGAGGGCGGGGCACTCTTCGAGGTGAACGAAGAGATCCTCACGGATTGACGTGACTTGCGGGTTGTCCTCCATCACGTCGCACCACGATCCGATGAATACCCGCCGCCTCACTCCGGCCTTCAGTGCCTGTCGGTTCCACTTCGCGAGTTGGCACCAGTATCCCGGTGAGGTTCGACGACGTACCGCATCCTTGCCCCACTCGACATACTGGCGGCGGTTCGTGTCCTTCTCCGCGTAGCAGTTGTCACAGGCTGGCGATACCTTCGTGCATCCCGCCCACGGGTTGAAGGTGTGGTCGGTCCAACTGATGCCAGTGACTTCACCCACGGGACAAATCCTCCGGCGTGCTCTTGATCGCACCCCACGCTTTCAGCCACTTGTTGAGGCTGATCTTCCAGGCCGCGCTGGTGTCCTTGCGGTCAGCGATGGTACGGCAGTATCCCGCCAGCATGTTGCCGACTTCGTGCCGCTTCTTCAACTCCCGGCGGAGAGCGCGGATCTCGGCTTCGACGGAAGAATTATCCATTGGACACCTCCGACTTTCCTGGGATTGGAACAGCGAAGACCGCACCACTGGAGCCCCTCACAATTTGGTTATGTCGCTCGGCGTGTCGTTCGCAATAGTAGCCGGGCGCCTCAATATCCGACTCGTCGGCTTTGCATTCTGCGCATTCACTGCAACGATGCGTGGCCGGGGCGCCGCAGTTGAAGCAGCGTTTAATGACGTCCTCAGGCATGGACGGCCTCCAGCCGCGACATCTTCACCGACTTCCCACTGGAGTCGTACCACTCATGCGCCGCTTCAACGAGAAACACGATCTGGGGTCCAGCGAGCGACACTACCGCCACCCGGCTCGCCGACTTCACTACGCCGAAAAGAATCGCCGCTCTCGCGCGAAACGTGTCCCCGATAGCGCCTTCGACGTCTTCCCGCTGGTAGACGTAGACCACTGAGCCCTCGACGCACTTTCCGTTTTCGGTGGTCAGCCGGACGGGGATTACTCTGCTGTCCGCTGGCATCAGAGCACCGCCTTTCCGTCGAGCAAAGATGTCACTCGGGCAAGCGCCGAAGCGCAATCCTCGAAATTCTTACGCGTGAAGAATCCGCCAACTCCGTTCGCTCTCGTCTCCAAAACATCAATGAATTGGGTTTGGTGACAGTAGTGCGCCAGCCAGGCGAAGGGCATCAGTGCGGACGCCGCGTCATGTAGCGCGGCGCGAAGTTCATCTCGTTCGGCGGTGATCGCCTTTGCCTCTTCGCCCATCTTGCCGATCGTGATCAGAAGCGCCTGGACACGCTTCGCCAGTTCGTCCCGCTCTTTCCGCGCTGCATCGACCCACCGAAGCATTGCGTCAGTGTGCTCCTGGATAATCTCGCGGAGGTAGGCTTCGGTGTAGATCTCAGGCTGCTCGGGCATCACCGCACCTCCGCCGCGACCGCAACCTCACACCCGGGCCGCCGCAACTCGTCCACCGCCGAAGCCGGACGTCCCTGGAGCACCAGCCAATCCACGAGAGCCGCAGTCCCGTCGCAACGACAACACTTCTCTTCCTGGAGCGACTTGATGCGCCCACAGGCGCAACGCGAATGGCCTGGCGTGGGCATGATCACGGGAACGATGTAGCGGCTTGGATCCGGCATGATCGGAGAGCAAACTCGCAAGTGCCGGCTCATCCAGTTCTCGGGATACCCTCTCCCACATTTGGGACATGTCATGCGAGATTTTGCGGAACGTTTCAGTGGGGCTCCGTTGCTCGGTTCGCGCCGGCGAGACCAGTGGTGAATCGTGCTGGAGGGGCTCATCGGGAGTCCTCCGTATTCCCTGAAGGGATTCGTTTCCCTTTCTTGGTCTTCGGAGTGGTGATTTGCAGATCGATGTCCGATTTATCCACTCCGTTCTCGATCAGCTTCTCGACGATGAGTGCCGGCATTCCAGAGTCGGACGTACGCGCTCCGACTGACATCACTGCATTCTTGAGGGCGACACCTTCCGCTCCGGTCTGCGCTCGAAAGCTGATGCTGACGGTTCTCTTGCCGACGTTCTTCCGTATCCGGATCTTCATGCCGCTACCGCCTTCCGCATAGGCTGCTGCATCGCCGCCGGCCAGATCCGAATCGACTGGCGCGAGAACGAGACCGCGCCCTTTCGCCGCAACTCGCCCATCTTCGCGGTCACGATCTCCCGAGTCGTGCCAATCATCGAAGCCAGCACCTCGTGAGTGACGGCGAATGGAATCAGGATGGACTGATCGGCATCATTCACAATGCCCACGCGATTCGCGATATCGAGCAAGGCCGCGACGAGATGCTCGTCGAGCTTTACGCAATAAGCCAGCGCCAGCCGCTCGAAGATCTGCTGGGAACGCGCGGAAGTCATCCGCAACAGGGCGGCGCAGAATTCCGGCTTCCCCGCGATCATCGCGACAACCACCTGCTTCGGCCATTGCGAGAACACGGCGCGGTCCGTGCAGACAACCGCCGATTCGACGTGATGCTGGGAATCCAGGCAGCTTTCGCCGAAAGTAGATCCAGGCCCGTAGAAGTCCACGTGAACCATGCGCTCGTGGCACGTCCGATACACGCGAACGACGCCTTCGTGGAGGTGGACCAGGCCGCTCGATCCGTTGTAGTAGAGGTAGTCTTTCTTTTCGAGGGTGGCTGTCGACGCGACGGTCAACAGGTCTTCGAGTTCCAGGTGTGAAGTGGTAGGCATCCTGATCTCCTTACGGGGCCGGTCAGCGAAAGGAGAAGAATCGCGCCGGCCCCCAGTTGCCCTGAGCTATTTGGAGCTAACGAAGCGCCCATCCGCGCTCCTGGAGTCACCGTGGCAATCGCCCCACGGTGTCGGCGTTCCTTCCATCCCCCGAACCAGGACAGAAGAGAAATCTTTGACCGGCGCGTCCTATACTGCTCGTGCCAGAACGCGCCGATCGCGCAGCTCGCCCGTGGAAAACATCTTCACCGTCACGAGCTGCGAGCTTGAATTGGGCTCTGCAATCGAGCCCAGAAATCCGAAAGATCCTACTGGTACGCTCATCAGTCGGTCGCCGAGGAAGAGCACCGCGGCGCCAAGGAGCAGCATCAGAATCCAGACCACCGGAGGGACTCGCCGTCGCGACGGCGTCCTCTTCGGCTCGCCGTCGTGATGGAGAACGAGGGCGATCATTCGAGGACTCCCGCTTCCATCGCGCGCGGTCTGCCGACGAACTTCTCAGCAAGCGCCACGAGGACGCCCAAAATGCGCGGACCATATGGCATCGATCGAAACCGGGGCAGGTCATAGGCAAGCGCATTGACGTCTTTCCCGGTCAGGTATTGGTCGACGTAGGCGCGGAATCCGGAAACATCGCGCTGGATCACTTCGACGACTCTGCGAACGGCGAGCCTCTGCCGCCTGTCTTTCCGGTCCAGCCCCTCAATGCCCTTGCTGAAATCGAGGTGCTTGTAGCGCCCGATCAGCGCCTCCATGAAGTCGAACAGCACGAGCTCGTCCGGATCGTCCGGCCGCACGGGCGGCGGGCAGACGCCATTCTCCCGTAGCAGCTCGGCGAGCAGCTCGCGGTCTTCGTCCGGCGTCAGCGGGTCACTCGCCGCTTCGGACCAGGTCATAATGTGCGCGCTCTGGCGCTCCTGTTCATCCGCGGCCCGGGCCGCTTCCTCGCGAGCGGCCGCTTCGCTGCGCCGGCGCAGATCGGCGAGCGAATCGCGATCGAAGCACGGCGGCACCGCGACGAAGAAGAACCCGGTTTCCTTCGCCCGCGGGCCTTTCACGTCGACGAAGTGCACGACCTCCGCGGACGTGGCGTCCGGCGCCTTCTGCCGGCAGAATTCGATCAGCTTGGCGGCACTGAAGTTATCGAAGGCGCCAACGTAGCGCCGGACGGCCGCGCCCACTTCCGTGACCTCCGCCTGGCTTGGCGCCTTCGTGTCCTGCGCCGCGAGTTGCGACGAGACCGCCGCGGCCGGCGTCGGCGTCATGGGCGTCCTCTTCTTTCGCCGCGGTGGCGTGCCGCCGCGGGCGATGATGGCCTCGTCGAGACGATCCAGTTCCGCATCCCAAACGGCCTTAAGTTTGGCGCGGTGTTCCTGGAGCAGGTTGAGGTGCTCTCGCCACGATTGCCGGCACGCCTCGACGGCATCGTTGATTTCCTCTGGAACCAATTCCGCGCGCGCGTCGAGTTTTGACGCTATTCCCGGAGGCAGATCGTATTCGTCCGCGATATCGGCTTCGCAGAGCTCCTGGCGTTCTTCTATCGAGAACTGCGGGGGCTTTGAGTGCGCGTCGATGCGGCCGAATTGGTCGACGCTGACCAGGCGTAGGCGCGTGAGCCGTTTGATCGCGGCCGAAACGTGCGGCTGTGCGATGCCGATCTCTTCGGCGAGCTTCTCCTGGGTGAGCTGCTTCGGCTCGCCGTCAGAGTAAACGACGTCGGTCCGCTCCGCGTTGATCTCCGCCGCATAGGGTGTGCCTGTGGGCCAGCAGACCTGGTGGAGGAGTAAGCCGTGGTAGACGGCATTTTCGACTGCGGAGAGCGATGGAAGTCTTCGCCATCCTCTTTCGATCTTGCCGTCGGCGCCACGCTGGGGAGTGTCGATGAATCGGAGGTACCACTCCTCGGGATGGACGCCGTAGTGCCCGAAGTTCCGCTCTTCTCGAAAGACCCGCATCCGGCAGGATGGTTTGTCTTTGCAGGACACCTCATCGCCGTCGACCACATAGCCGCGGCGTTGCCGGCTCTGGTGCGAGTCAATTTGCCAGGGCTTACCGCAGAAGCGGCACGCCTTCGTTACCTTTTTGGCCGCGCGCGCCTTGCACTCATCGATGTCTTTGCACTGGACGCCGCCGTCTCCGTTTTCGACATACTGCCGCCGCTCGAGGCGTTCGACTGGCGCCCACTCTTTGCGGCAAAGCGAACAGGCAGCCTTCATGCGACACCGCTTTCTGACCGGAGAAGCGCGCTGCCGAAGCCTTGGCTTTTTTGAGGCTCTTTCTGGCTTTTTTGAGGCTCGCTGTTGATTCTAAAGGGCCAAAATGGCGTTTGATATACATGTACTCGTATATCGGGGAGGTTGCCGGAGCGGCGCTGGCGGGGTGGTAGTGCGCGGCTGCGGACCATTTTAACTCGACGCGCATTAGCGCCGTGCACGAATATCTGGGATGATGTGTGGAGCAGACCCATCTGCTTCTCCTTGTGAGACTTAGCTGCTGCTGGAAACCTTGTGAGTGAGTCGGTGGGTCTGCCTTTTTCTCGTCTGTACAGGCGTACGGAACGCCTATCTCAATAGTCTCTATGTGGTTGAGGTGAGTAATGAAGTCATGAGGTTGAGCAACGCCCATGTTATCTAGGCGTCCGACTCCCACTGGCTTCCGCCACATATCTGACTGATTCGACGAGGTTTGCAGACCCAGCACGAACGACGTACAGAAACGCGTACAAAACTGCGATACAATTCCGCCATTATGCTCAGCGCGTATCGGCGCCACCTGGCGGACTGCCCCCACCGATCGAAGGGACAGCACTTCACGCTCTGCCAATGCCCTATCTGGGCATACGGCTTGCTCCCCACCGGCGACCCTCTGCGGCGGTCGCTGAAGACCAGCGACTGGGACCGCGCCCTGAAGCGCATCGACATCCTGGAGCGGGGCGGGGAAGAGTTCTTTGCCGCGGATGCCACCCACCACACGGTGGCCGCGGCCGTCGACAAGTTCCTCGCAAGCTGCCGCGGCCGGAACCTCCGGGAATCGACATTGCGGAGCTACACGAACATCTTCGACTACCTGATCGAGTTCTGCGGCAATCGCCCGGTGGCGGCGATCGACCTGCCCCTGCTCGACGCGTACCGGGCGCGCCGCAAGGTGTCCCCTCGGACCTGGCGGAAGGAACTCGAGACTCTGCGGGCGTTCTTCGCCTGGTGCATCGACCGGAAGTGGGCCTCGGACAACCCGGCGCGCCGCATGCGCATGCCCCGCGTCGACGAGCTGGCGACGCTCCCGTTCGAGGCCGAGGACGTGCGCAAGCTGATCAAGGCCTGCGGCCAGATCGACACCGACAACCCCGCGGAACTCGGCTACGTCCGCAAACGCGCCCGGGCGATCGTGCTGGTGCTGCTCTATAGCGGCCTCCGCATCTCCGACGTGACGATGTTGCGGCGATCGGCTCTCGACGCGCGGAGTCGTCATCTCACCTTGCGCACCGCGAAGACGGGCGCCAACGTCAAGGTGCTGCTGCATCCCGATGCGGTTGAGGCGCTCGTAGCTCTGCCGATGGTGAGCAAGGAGTACTTCTTCTGGAGTGGAAACGGCGATCCGGTCTACTGCACGAAAAACCTGAGACGGACGATTCTGCGGTTGGGAACGATCGCCAAAGTCCACGCCCATCCGCATCGATTCCGCGACACCTTTGCTGTTGAGCTTTTGTCGACCGGCGCCGATATCCGCACGGTGCAGCAGCTGCTCGGACACGACAGCGTCCGGACCACCGAGAAGCACTATGCTCATTTCGTCGCGGCTCATCAACAACTCCTAGACACTGCGGCGGGCGCGCTTGATTTTTCGAAAGCTCCAGCCGGCCGACCGCTGCTCGTGAAAGCGCGCAAGAACGCTCTCGGGAATTCGTAGGTGTTCGGTCGGATTCCTCTGGCGTCCCGTTTTTGTGGGCTTCCGGCCCGTCCCGTTGCGGGTACCCAATATCAGCACGCCTGGTTCATCGCGGAAATACCGGCGTACCGTTTCCATGGACACGTTCCAAAGCTCGGCCACTTCTTTCGTCGTATAGTGCCGCTCGCTGAAGGTGCTCGATGCCATGGTGGTTCCCCTGTTTACCTCTGCTGTCTCCGCGTGGACCGGATGATGCCGAGCAGCACCAGCTCGAGCGCGCGGCGGCGTGTAATGCCATAGTCTTGCCGCATGCGTTCGAGGCTTCCCTGGCGAGCTTCGAAAGCGGACGGCGCATCGAGAATGACTTTCGGAAGGAATTGGCCGGCCTCGCGGTGTGCGGGGTTCGGACGTTTCGTCTCCGATGTTTGTGGCGTCTGTGATTGCGTGGTGGGCATGTGGGCGTCCAGTATTGGGTTTTGAAGTGGCGATCAATGCGTTGGCGGTTCCGCAGCCGGAACGGCGGGAAGGTGCTTCTCCACGAGATCGGAGAGAAGGCGGCCAGGCGGAGTCTCGTTGGCTGCCGCCGCGATTTTGATCCGACGGTGCGCATCCTTCGTGAGTCGTACTTGAAGGTTTTTCACGAGTGGCTGCTGTGTTACCTTCTTCATTGATTCATCCGCCGCCAATTGTGTCATTGAGCGTATTGTGACGTCATGTCGACATGTTGTCAAGACGAATAACGTGCGAAGCAGGGCCTAAAGACTAAAAAATGGCCGAAGTGCAAATCGGATTCCGCGGCACCCCCGAGTATCGGAGGAAGTTGCAGAAACTCGCGCTTGAGCATGGCCTCAAAGTGCAGGGCTTGATCGAGTTGGCACTCGACCGCTACCTCCGAGATAAAGCGGCCGAGGTTGGCGCGATCGTTACGGATCGCTTCATGGAGCCGGGCGAACTCGCTGACGACGAAAATGCCGATTGGCCGTCAGACGTGCCGGATGGCGACGAACTCATGTCCGAATTTGAAGCGATGTTGAAACACCCCGGACCCCACGATCGGATGGGGAAGGGTGGAATGCGACAGCACATCATCGATCATCTGAGGCATCCAGGGTTTCGAGAAGAGCGGCGGAAAGCTAAGGGAGGCGAGAAGGGCCAATGAAAATCACGGACATAGCCATTCATTCGGGCATGATCACCGAGTCCTTTCGGCGAATAGGACCTGTGAGTGCGAAGGCGTCGAAAGCGTCGATTTTCTCCAAGTCTCCAACCATCGAAGACGTGAACTTCAAGCTTCAGGAGGAAGCGTCAAAGCTGGGAGCCAACGCGATCATCGAAGTCGAGTACGATCGCGGGATATCTCTTACTTCATACGAAGTGCTGAAGGCGACGGGCACTGCTGTGTTCGTCGAGAGCGATGAAAAGACGTGTCCGTTTTGCGCGGAGACTATTCGGAGAGCGGCGAAGAAATGCAAACACTGCGGCTCGGAACTCCCAGAAGATCACGCCTGGCTCAAGGACTGATTCTCGATGCGGTAAAACAGTCGCCATGCCACGGGTGAGTTTCACGCAAACCCAACTGAAGGAACCAGCGGCGGCCGAGCTGCTGCGATTGTGCCTGTCGGCAACGGCGACTGGTGCGGTGACTGATGAATCTCTCGCGGCAATCCGCACCTGGCTAATTACTTATCCAGACTCTGCTCTCCCCTCCGCTACGTTCTTAAAGGAAGCGCTTGCCTCTTTCGATGCGGCTCCCGACCGGCGCATGATCCATCGGTCAATCGAACTGGTGCTGCCCATGGAAGATCGATCGAAGGCGAAGGAGCGAAGGCGCGCGGTCGAAGCTGAGCAGAAAGCTGCTGCCCGGTCAGCGGCCGCGGCCGAGAGATCACAGGCAGCGGCGGATCGTTTGCGCAATCGGCGTCTCATCACGACAAACTTCATGGTTGCGGGCATCCATGTTGAGAATCGCGGCTCCGTGATCGCAGCGTTTGCGCGGGAAGGTAGCGCGGTCTATCTTCGTCGAGAGCCGGACAACCCACACGACTCAAATGCGATCCGAATCTTTCTTGAGAATGGTGCGGATATCGGCTTCGTGCCGCGCGAGGATGCCGCGCGCCTTGCGCCTTTCTTTGATTCCGGATGCCGGCAAGACGCCGAGATTACGAAGATCCTGGATCGTGGCAGAATTCCAATCCCGGTGGTCGACGTGAGGCTGTACCCGCTCGATGCGGACGTCGGCATGATCGTGAATTTTGAACAGGACCAGGTATCGTTGGCGCGAACTGGCAACAGTCAGGATTCCGGTTTCTTCGCGCCAGAAAAGAACAATGACTTGTGGATGCTGATTGCCGTGCTGATTTTAATCATCGGCGGGGTGGTGGTTTTTGGCATCGCTAAGAACTGAAAAAGGAGAACCCGGGAACGGCGCGCCTCACACCCGCAAACTGTCGAAATGACGCTCAATTCTCTCGCGCGGCGCGTTGCCGATCTTGAAAAAAACGTTCGCGACTTACGCAACGCTCCAAGGGATAAGCACGTAGCAGGCGTAAGCCCACAGGCCACATCCCGCAGCGAAGAGGATGCCGCTAAAGGGCATGTGTCTTTCCAGCCTCAAGTTCCACCATCCCCACACAAGGAAGATCAACCCGATAAGCCCTGGTATAAGACCCTGAAGGGGTGGAAGACTCTCGGTGAACATCGTGACCTCCGGCGGAAGGTCTGCCAGAATGAGACTTTCGCCCGGACGTCGTTTTTGCAGCCGCCGTCCGGGCTGAGTGATCTGGGAAAGGCGAGGCCCCTCCTGCCCATTTTTACCACGGGAGGCTTTTCGCCAAATGACCACGAGCACGCAAGGGCATCTGCGCATCGCAGAGGTATTGCCCCATCAGGCGGGAGATTGCATCGTCGTGTTTTTCGGATACTTCGATGAGAGTGGCGGGCCGGACAACGCCGCCGTGTGCGTCGGCGGATGGGTATCGACTCGGGAACAGTGGACCCGCTTTGAAGATGAGTGGGCCGAAATGTTGCACGCCTTCGGCGTTTCGGCGCTCCACATGAATGAGTTCGCGCACAGTCGGGGCGAGTACTCCGACTGGAAAGGCGACGAGCCGCGCCGGCGCGAGTTCCTTTCGAAGTTGATCGGCATCATCGGACGCCGGGCGCGACGGGGATTTGGGGCCTCGGTCTATATGAGCGACTACAATGCCGTAGCCGAGATCAGCGATCTGCGGGAACGGTGCGGAGAACCCTATGTGCTGTGCGGCGTGAACTGCGTCAAGATGGTCCAGAGTTGGGCCGAACACTATGGCATGGAGATGCCGGCCTGTTTCTTCGAGAACGGGGCGCCAGGAAAAGGCGACCTGCTGAATCGGTTAAGCGATCTCGGATTGCGGACAATCGCCTTCGCGCAGAAGCCCGCGTACCTCGAATTCCAGGCGGCGGACTTGGTCGCATACGAGATCTTCAAAATGAGCTCCGACACGCACAAGGGGCGTGTCCGCAGTCTCGACGGACTACGCGCCCCGCTGGTAGCTCTCGACGCCGTGCCCGGCTCGTACGTGGTGCTCGGCAAAGAACGACTCTTGGAGATGTGCCAGGATCGCTGAAGCCGCGCCGCAGCCGAAATATCACAACACCCCAGCGAAGCGCAATACCCAAATCTGATACTTTTCGATTACCAGATCACGCGATATCGAAATTTCCGCCGCCTCCGATATCCTTCTACCTGCCCCTCGTGCCGGGGCGAACGGAACGGTGATGGAGATTTCGCTCGAAAGCCTTCTTCTGGCGATCCAACAAGTCCACGACGAGTTGGAGGGGGACGTCCCTCCCGTCGCCGTTCCGCACATTCTCGAAGCCCTCCATGCGCTGAACGACAAGGCGTGCGCTCTTGCCGGCAGATCGATGGATTCCGCGGAAACGGCGCTCCCGGTGATGCACGATTTACTCGGCTACCAGGACCTGTTTGGCGGGCGGAAGAAGTCCCGGGGCTCCGTCGAGATCCGGGTTTATTTCGCCTGCCTCCATACGGTTGCGGAGGACACACGGAAAAAGCTCGACTACGCCACGAGCCTCAGTCTGAAGTTGGGAGAATGGCCGGCGTATTTGCGGCTCCGGTCCAAGGTGATCGTGCTCCATTGGCACGTCTTCCGCCTGGCCGTTATGGGGGTCCGCTACTGGCTGGGCTTGCTGCCGTGCTCTCGCGAATTCGAGCGGAGAGCGGCCGCCATACTCAGGTTGATATAGGTCCGCAGGCTTTTCCGGTCCGCCAGCAGATTCGAATAGGCGACAAAGTCGGCGCGCTCGCTTCCGGACGGCCGTGTGAGCGCCTTTCTTTCATTCGAAGCTCCGGGCAACCAAAGCGACCACAACAGGCCGTTCACGATTCCGGTCAGCATCGGCAACAGACTGGCCACGACCGGAGCCTGCTTGCCGTAAGCCATGGACACCGAGGAGGTGACGACGCCGAACAGCACGTCGAGGAGAAGGACATCGGCGACGCGGATCGCGCTCTGCCGAATCGGAATGTCGTTCCCGAGGGTAGCCAGTGCGCGCACTCCGAACAGGACCACCGCCATGGTGATCGTCGAGTACTGCTGAATTGACATGCCCGTCTCCCAGGCGCCCTCCCATCCCACCGGAGCGGAAAACAGGCGGACCACCAGGGCGATTCCGAGGCCCATGCCGATCACGGCCGTCAGGAAAATGCTCCCGACCTTGCGCCACACCGGGAACTGCTCCGTCAGCAGCCAGTACGTGGCCCAGATCGCGACGGCCTCGGTCAGCAGAGCCAGAGGCACGGTCATGAAGCTGAACGTGGCGTATTGGCGGTAATCGATCTGGGAAAGGATGACAGATCTGGCCGTCGTGAACGCGACAAACAGGCAGAACGCCCAATGAGTTCGCGCCAATCCTCTCGCGATGAGTCGGTACACGGCGAAAGCCTTGAGGCCCATCGCCGCGTACCAAAGGACTCGAACCCACGGTTGCACCCCGCGATTATAACCGCTCGACAACGAAAAGCGGCAGTAAACCGACAGGATGCCGACAGATTACCGGCCGCCGGCCGGAGCTCCGTCCGGACAGGGCGGACCGGGCCAGCACGGCGGCGGCGGGTCGTCGCAGCAGTTCTGCGCGATTACTTTCGATTGCATGGTGTTGGGTACGGTTTTGGGTTGGCCGGCTACGACTGAAACGAGGCAGGCGGCGGAGCCGATGAGAAGAGTGAGAACGATTCGACGCATGCCTCACAGCGTACGCGTTCCTAACTTTTTAGGAAATGCCCAAATCTGGTGATGTCGCGAGTATCAAGTTTGCGGGTGCTGAAACGATGAATTCGGCTTCGGCGGCGTCCGTCGACTCGCTACACTGGGTGCATAAATAGAAAAGCCCGGCACGGATGCCGGGGCTCTTCGATGTGGACTTGACACTCACATCGTAGCCCTTGCCGACCGCCGGGAGCAAGAGGTTGAACTGCGATGCTCAAGAACCTGCATAGGTTCTCACGGAAGTTGGCGGTGCCCGGTGTAGTGGTTTTGGCTTGGACGGTTATGTCGCACGCGTCTACCGCGCAGTTTGTTTGGACTGTCGGCGGAAAACTGACGGCTTTCCTCGATGCACACTCTTGGGTCGGCTTCCTCATAGGATTTCTTCTGCTGGTTGCGGCCGTGTTCTGGCCCTCGATTCGACCACACTTGCCGTCATTGCCGGCGACCGCCCATGAGCGGATCGATGAGCAACGCGACTCGCTATCGTCGCTCGCAGGGGAGATGCACGCCAGTATCGTCGTCGTTCGCGAGCTGATCGACCTTCACGGCAAAAGCATAGGTGACCTGCAAGACGCGCGAATTAAAGCGATTCAGGAGCGCGGTGAATTGAGTGCAGCCATCGCAACGATTCAGAGCCTGAAGTTGCCGGCGATTGAGAATCAGCTCGCCGACGTGACTAGCCGTGTGCGTTCCGCTCATGATCGAATTGATGAGCATCGCTTTTGGCTGCAACAAGTCGATGCGAACGTGACGGATCTTCGGTCGAAGAACCAGCCACCGAGCCAGTGAGAGAATTATTCGATCTATTTGGAAACAGTCACGCCGCCCGTCTTCCCATCCCCACGCACACCGCGCAAGGACACTCCGGCGCATGAATCACCATCTCGGCGATTCCGGTCTCCACGAGCGACGGGTTTCGATGAGCCAAATTCGTGAGCTGTGTTCGACAGCTCAGTCCAAAGCCTTGCAGCATGCCTGAGATGTAACCCCGGACGGTCGTCTCCTTGATCCCCAACTCTTCCCCGATTTCTCGATTGCCGTATCCATCCCGGACCAGCAACTGCAGTACGGCTTGTTCTCGCGGGCTCAGATAGACCTTCTCCCTGACTTTCCGATCGTGACTGTGGCGCATGATTTCCTTTTGCATCGGCCCCCCCTACAAATGGAGGGATACAAATGTACCCCTACAAATGACGGGCTACAAACGTCTTACGCTTATTGTAGGATTGTGCGGTCTAATTTCTCACGTTACGATTGAGTCCGATGGCGAGCAGCCTACAACTCGTGGCAAAAAGTGGGAAGAAGACGACCACACGCGAGCAGAATGCGGCGCAGAAGTTGGCCGACATCCTTGAAGACCTCCACCGCATTCAGAAGCGAGTACTGTCTCTGATGCAGGAGAACTGCTCACCCGACAGCGCCGCATAGGCGTTTAGTTCCTGATTTTCCCGGCACAATTGCGGCCGGCTTTGCCTCTCATTGACGTGCTTTTGCGTCAATCAGGGGCCGAAGGCCGTTTTCAGCATGGAAAACTGGTACGCGTTGTTCACCCGCTCTGCGCAGGAACGTGTCGTCGTTGATCGGCTCGATTCCGTTGGTATCGAAGCCTTTTACGCGTTTCGGACAGAGAAGGTGGTCGATATTCACCGAAACCACCGCGAACGGGAGCGGAAGTTTTTCCCCGGCTACGTCTTCGCCAGATTCAGCTTCGAAAACCGGCGCCCAGTCATCATGATTCCCCAGGTGGTCAGTATTCTCGGATCCGGACCGGATGCGATCTCGATACCGGATACGGAAGTCGAGGCGGTCCGCCAGCTCGTGAACAGCCCAGCGGAAACAGCGGTCGAATCGTGCCCCTTCGTCAATGCCGGCGACCAGGTGCGAGTGACTTACGGCCCGCTTCGTGGCCAGGTCGGCTACTTTGCGATGCGGAAGAATTCGGCGCGGGTGATCGTCAGTATTCAGATGCTGGCGCAGTCGATCTCGGCGGAAGTGGACGCGGATGCTCTGGAACTGGTTGAGCGCGCGCCTCGGCCACAGCTTTTGAGGGCAGCTTGAAGACTGCAGCCTTAACTCCACGGGAACGCGAGATCGCGGCGCTGGTCGTACAGGGGAAGAAACAGAGACATCGCCCTGGATCTGAATCTCCGCCACGGGACCGTCTCCGCGCATCTGACGCGCATTTTTCACAAATTCAATTTCCGCAATCGTACTCAGTTTGCGATCTGGTTTAGCAGCACGCAGTAGCCTTATTTCCCAATCTCTCTCCGGAAGAGAGGCGAGCGCAGCCCGACAAGGGACTGGCCGTTCCTGGCGCACGGGAGCGGCCGGGCTTGCCTTTTACTATTCACCGCCATGTACGTCCTGCTCGCATTTCTTCAGTCCGCCGCCGACGCGGTGACGCCTTCGACAATCCCCCAACTCGTCATTTCCGGCGGCGGCACGGGTCTGGTCCTGTATCTCTGGCAGCGGGAACGCAAAGATCGAGAGACCGCACGCAAGGAAGAGCAGGCGCAGGCCGTCGAAGAACGGAAGCGGGAACTCGCCCGGTACGAAGCGATCGCCATGGACTTTCGCACGATCGTCCAGGACAACACCCGCGCGATGAGTAGCCTTGCGGCAGGGATTCAGGCGGCGCTTGCAGGCAACCGCGAAGCATCCCGTGAAGCGGTGCAACGGTAAGGTGTCAAATGCCTCATCGTCCGATTCCATCTTCGAACGAACCGAAGCCCCCGACTCCGGAGCAGGAAGACGAGTGCTTCCGCCTGACGCTCAAGGATGCGGCGAAGGACCGGGAAACGATGCGGCGCCGTATGGCCGAAGCCTCAGCTTCTGGCGCTGGTACGGAGATCTGAACTGATGCCCGGGATCGACATTCAGCTCGCCGAACTGAAGCGAGAATGGCATTCGAGCGCGGCGCGTCGGGAAGAGATTGCGGCCTTTGTGAACGCCTCCGGTTACAACGGCCTGGTCACCATGATTCACCGGGAGCGAGTCGCGGCGGGCGATAAAGCACCCCCTATCCCCGCTGGAGTAACGATCCGATCGAGGTACTGACATGCTGATGCCGAACGGGGACATTCATCTGGAATTTCACGATCCGCTGGGCGGCACTGGCCAGTACGTGATGACTCCCGACGAAGCCTTGATGCTGTTGGGTCAGGCGAAGTCGATCGAAGAGTTTCGTGTGTTGTTGAGCGCTTGGCAAAAGCGGCTGACTTATTCGGCGCTGCGATGCGCGGAACAGCGGAAGCAGAGGCGCTCCATGGCGGCGGTGGCGCGGTGAACTCAATGCCCGAAGCGATCGAAATGCTGCCGGTGAAGAGCTCAGCGATCGCGGCCGTGGGCTACAGCGTAAATCGGCGCATCCTTCGGGTGAGGTTCCACGATGCCCGAGAGGTCGATCACTCGGACATTTCGCTCACCGAATTCGAGTTCTTTTTCGATTGTCCGTCGGTTGGCCGGTACTACAACGACCTTCGAAAGAAGCACCCGCGCAAAATGGAACGCGCTCAATGGCCTTCCGCCCCTGTGCTCAACCCGGATGTCCCGAGCTCGTCGAAGCCGGCCGCTGCCAAGCGCACCAGCGCACAAAAGAAGCGCGTCGGGGCAACTCCGCCGAACGCGGGTACGACTCGGACTGGAAACGATTCCGGGAGTGGTTCGTCCGCCGACACCCGCTCTGCGCGGACTGCTGCATCAAGAAAACGACGGACGTCCACCACGTGAAGAAATTGGCCGAGTTCCCGGAGCTGCGATTGGCCGAATCGAACTGCATGGGTTTGTGTCATGAATGCCACGCGGTGAGAACGCAGCGGGGAGAATAGTGGACCTCAGCACTCTATCCGCGGATCAGCAGCAAGTTCTCGCCTCACTAGTGAAGCAGCTCGGCGACAGCAAGTCTCCGAAGCTGCGTGGTAAACGGAAACGACAGAAGGCGCCGGAGTACTTGACCGAGGAAGAGATCGTCCGCTTCTTCGCCGCGATCCCCAAGACGGACATCCGATCCCGCGCCATGTTCCGCCTGATGTATCACCGTGGGTTGCGCGCGTCCGAGATTGGGTTGTTTCGCCTCGAAGACTACCGCCCGTCCGTGGGTCGTATTCTGGTCCGCCGGCTGAAGGGTTCACGCGGCGGCGAGTATCACCTGGTGGAAGCAGAGCGCTCGGCGATGAAAGCCTGGGTGAAGGCCCGCGGCACGGCGCCTGGTCCGCTGTTCCCATCGCGGAATCACCAGCCGATCTCGCGTACCCGAATCTTCCGCCTGATGCGGCAGTACTGCCAGGCGGCCGGCATCCCGATCGAGAAGGCGCACCCTCACGCGCTGAAGCACTCGTGTGGCACCCACCTGTCAGCAAGGGAGCCGGACATCGTCGCCGTCCAGGATCATTTGGGGCACGCAAAGCTGGACAACACCATGAAGTACGTCCAGGTTTCGAGCCGCCGGCGCGACGAGATGGCCGAGCGCCTCGACGGCTGGGGACGGTGATTCTGAGGCAACGCAACATTACAGGGAAAAACACCCTCCGAACCGTGCCTCTAAGTCTTTTGTTTCAGTTCGGTGCGTGCCGCCAACGCACCAAAATATCTATTCTGTTGCGTTCGCACGCGTGCTGAAAACAAAGGGGTTTGTATGAGAACGTTGCTCGGTGAGTGGAAGCCGCGGGCGCTGCTCTGTCGGCTGTTCGGCCACAAGTGGAGCAGTGAGCCTTGCTGTCGCGGTTGGTGGTGGTGCAACCGCTGCGACGCCTTCGTGGAGTATCGCTGGACCAGTCCAGCGCCCCCTCCGCCGCGGAGAGCCCAACAGTAGGACCCAAGGGGGGGAGGGGGTGGTTAACATCCTCTGAACCTCGGCCCCGCGCGACCGCGCCGCCGCCAAATTTTTACATCCGCAAAACTCTTAACGGTTAAGTCTCCTGTTTTCCTGCAAAACGGCAGTCAAATGCCGGGAAAATGCCGGTGAAACGCCGGTGAAACGCCAAAACACCCATGGGTCGCCCCCGCAAACCGACCGCGGTACTCGAGCTGAACGGCGCGTTCCGCAAGGACCCCCAGCGCCGGCGGCCGGAAGAGCCCCGCGACGCGCGCGCGCTCGGCGATCCGCCGGAGCGTCTGCCGGTAGACGTCGTGCCCTTCTGGCGGGAACTGGTCGACCAGGTCCAGGGCGGGGTACTGACGTACCGCGACCGCTGGGCGGTGGAGCTGGCGGCGCGGCTGATGGCGAAGGCCGTCGGCGAGCAGTCGGCGAGCGAAATCATGGCGCTCATCGAGTCCGCCGAACTGGAAAGCAATGACATCAAGGCGCTCCTGAAGCGGGAAACGATCTCCAGCGCCGAATTGTCCACCCTCCGATCGTTGCTGGCCGCCCTCGGGATGACGCCGGCCGATCGATCGAAACTCAGTGTCCCAACGGAAAAGCCCAAAAACGCGTTCGCGGATCTCGCCGCGCAAGCCCAAGCCCTCCAGTAGCGCTACGGCCGCGCCGGCGTTCACGCGGGCGGCGGTGGCGAACCAGTATGCCCGGGACGTAGTCGAGGGGCGGATCCTGGCCTGCAAATGGGTCCGGCTCGCCTGCCAGCGTCACCTGAAAGACTTGGCGCGAGCAAAAAAGGGCTGGGTTTACGAATTCGACGAGAACCGGGCCAACCACGCCTGCAGGTTCATCGAGTCCCTGCCCCACACGAAAGGCGACTGGGCGAGCCGCGGCGAAACCATCAAGCTGGAGCCCTGGCAGGTGTTCATCGTCTGCGTGATCTTCGGCTGGGTCAAGCTGGTCAGCCGGAAGCGGCGCTTCAGTCTGGCGTATATCGCCGTCCCGCGGAAAAACGGCAAATCGATCCTTGCCGGCGGCATCGGCAATTACCTCTTCGCCGCGGATAACGAGTTCGGCGCCGAGGTCTATTCTGGCGCCACCACCGAGAAGCAGGCATGGGAGGTCTTCCGGCCGGCGAAGTTGATGGTGGAGCGTACGCCGGAGCTCGCCGAGGCCTTTGGCATTGAGGTCAATGCCAAATCGCTGACCATCCCGGCCAACGGTTCGCGGTTCGAGCCGGTGATCGGCAAACCGGGAGATGGCGCGTCGCCGCACGGCGGAATCGTCGACGAATATCACGAGCACGACACCGACACACTCTACGACACGTTCCGGACCGGCATGGGAGCGCGAAAGCAGCCGCTTCTCCTCGCAATTACGACCGCCGGAGACAACCTGGCGGGACCCTGCAAGGCGTTGCAGTCGGATGGCGAGCAGGTGCTGGAGGGGTCGATCGTACGTGAGGAGATGTTCGTCATCATCTTCACGGTCGATAAAGAGGACGATTGGACATCCGAAGAAGCGCTGCTGAAGGCGAACCCGAACTACGACATCTCCGTGTTTGGGGAGTTTTTGAAGACGGAGCAGCAGGCCGCGATCGCGAATGCCCGGAAACAGGCGATCTTCAAAACGAAGCACCTGAATATCTGGGTCGGCGCCAACTCCGCATTTTTCAACCTCCAACGCTGGAATGACCTCGCCGATCGGTCGCTGAACGCCGATGAATTCCGCGGCCTGACGTGCATCGCGGCCTCCGACTTGTCTTCGAAGAAGGACATCACGGCGCGGGTAATCGTCTTCAAGAAACCCGTGGAAGACGGCGGCGTATTCAAAGATCACTATTACGTGTTCGGCCGGTATTACCTGCCCGAAAAACGGGTCCAGCAGTCGGAGTTTCAGCACTACCAGGGCTGGGTGGTCGATGGGCATTTGAAGACGACGCCCGGCGGCATCATCGACTACGACCAGATCACGAGCGACACCGTGCAGGACATCCAGCGGTACCGAATCCGGGAATTGGCTTTTGATCCCTGGAACGCCGAACAGTATGCGCAGACGGTCGCGAAACAGGCGCGCCCGGTAACAGCCGTGGAAGTCCCCCAGCAACCGCGGTACCTCAGCGAGCCCATGAAGCAGCTCGACGCGCTGATTCTCGAAGGACGGATCCACCACGACGGAAACCCGGTGCTGACCTGGATGATGGGCAACGTCACCGCGCACACCGACGCGAAAGACAACGTCTTTCCCCGCAAGGAACGCGACGAGAACAAGATCGACGGCGCAGTAGCGCTGATCACGGCGATGTCGCGCGCGCTCGTGACGAACGGCGGCGGCGGGTCGGTGTACTCGCGGCGGGGACTCTTGACTTTATGATGATTCGACCCAGACCCGTTTGCGTACCGGAAAAGCCGGAACCCCGCATCGACCTGCAGGACGTACTGATCGTGCTGGGATTCATCGGCCTTGAGGTGGGCGTGGGTATGATCTACCGTCCCGCGGCGTTGATCCTCGGCGGCCTGATCTTGCTCGCCTTCGCGTTGCTGATCGAAACGGATAAACGGCGAGCTGGGCATGTCGCGGCCAAAGAGCGTAAATCATAATGGGACTCCTCAGCCGTAGCCTCGGTTTCCGCGCGCTCTCGATGGAAGATCCGGCGCAGCCTCTGCTGCCTATGTCGGCCCTGTTCGAGTCGATGGGTCTCGGACGCTCCGACGCCGGCATCATGGTCAACGAAAAGCAGGGAATTCGGCTGACAACGGCTTTCGGCTGCCACATGATCATCAGCCAGGATCTCTCCCGCCTGTCGCTCGATATCTACCAGACCATGCCGGACGGGGGGATGCGCCTTGCCGCGGATCACCGGAATTACAACTTGATCCACAATCGGGCCAACCCGAACCTGTCGAGCATGTCCTGGCGCGGCGCGATGCACGCGTCCGTATGCAGTTATGGCAACGGCTACACCTGGATCAAACGCGACAAAGCAGCGCGGCCAGTTGGCCTCTATCCGCTCGCCTCGGATAAGACAGCGCCGGTATGGATTGACGGGAAATTCGGCTACGCCACGACGCAGACGGCGAACGGCCAGGCGACTTTCATCGACCCTCAGCACATCCTGCACTTCAAAGGCTTTTCGCTCGATGGAATCTTGGGGCTCTCGCCGATCAGCACTTGTAAGAACGCCTTCGGCCTGGGACTCGCGGCCGAGAAATTCGGGGCCCAGTTCTTCGGCAACGGCGCCCGCGCGACGGGCGTGCTGAGCCACCCGGGCACGCTCGAAGACGAAGCCTACGAAAACCTGAAAAAGTCCGTTCGCGAGTGGGCAACCGGCGAAATGGCGCTTCGGCCCATCATCCTCGAAGAGGGCATGAAGTGGGAGCAGATCACGATCCCACCGGACGATGCCCAGTTTCTGGAAACCCGCAAGTTCCAGCGCTCGGAAATTGCGGCCCTCTATCGCGTGCCTCTCCATCTGCTCCAGGATCTGGAACGGTCGACGAACAACAACATCGAGCACCAGGGCCTTGATTACGTGCGGTTCGCCCTCGCTCCGCGCGCGGTCGACATGGAACAGGAAATCAACTACAAGCTATTGGGCGGGCCGTTTACCGTCGAGCACAATTTCCGCGATCTCGAACGCGGCGATTTCAAAACCCAAACCGAGGGCTTGCTCGCACTCCGGAACGGCGGAGTCTACAGCACCAACGACGTCCTGAGAGCGTTGCGGCAGAATCCGATTTCCGCTGAAGAAGGCGGCGACATCCGCCTCGTCCAGGGCGCGAATATCCCGCTGTCGTCGTTGGTGGCAATGGAAAGCGACCCCGCGGCGGCCGGCCTGGTCGGAACGAACAGCGATGCCGGCGATCCGGCCGCCAGCTTCCGCCAGCAGCAGATCACCGCCGCCTATCGTCCGGTATTTCGGGACGCCGTGGGACGGGCGATCAATCGCAGTGGGGACACCGAATTCGCCGCGCGCGCACTGCACCCGGCGATCACGTCCATGATGACGGCGCTGGTGGCGGCTCGATTTGGAAATACGAGTCTGACGAAGAAAGAAGTGGCCCTGATCGGCGATCAGTCGCGCGAGGTTGCCGCCGGCGCCGCCGCCTGGCAGAAGCAGGACGCCGCGGCCATCGCCACCAGGATCACGGACCAGGTTTACGGCGCGATCGCCGGGGAGATTTTGCAATGAGAGAACGAGTGGCCCGGATCAGTATTTCTACCGATTCTTTAACGATGCTGCTTCGGGGAGGATTTCAACTCTCCAAGGACGATCAGGGAAATTATTGGCTGGACTTCCTGCGTGACTGCAATGTCCCGGCCGATCTGGAAGTGATCCATGCCGATTGGGACTTCTCTTCACTGAGGGTCGTGCTTGTGTGCCGGAGCAACTCTTTTGCTCCCGTGAAGCCCGGTGAACTGCCGCCGTGCATCTATGTAGACCCTACAGTTCACCGCCGACGGATGTTCGTATCAATGGAACAAATCTAGGAGTCCTCAATGCCCCATCCCCATCGTAAGAAGCCCGCCGCCGGCATGAAGCCGCATTTCAAAGCGGCCGTCAAGGATAACGGCACGCTCGAATTGCTGATCTACGAAGATATCGGCGAGAACTACTGGTCGTACGACGGCGGTCTCACGGCGAAAACCGTGAAGCAGAAAATTGATGACGCCGGCGAATTCTCGAACTTCGCGGTCCGCATCAATTCGCCAGGCGGCGATGCCTTCGAAGGCGTGGCGATCGCCAATCTGATCCGCGCCCAAAAGAAGCCCGTCTCCGTCTACATCGACGGCATTGCGGCATCGGCTGCCTCGATCCTTGCGATGTGTGGCGACACGATCGTGATGGGCCGCGGCGCCATGATGATGATTCACAACGCCTGGACCGTGTGCGTGGGCAATGCGGCCGACTTCCGCAAGATGGCCGACACCATGGACAAAATCGACGAGGGCGCGATCGCGGCGGGCTACGTCGCAAAGACGGGCAAGTCTCTCGAAGATGTGAAGGCCCTGATGGACGCGGAGACCTGGATGGACGCCGAAGAGTGCGTCAAGGAAGGGTTCGCCACCTCGATCGTGGATGACGGCGAAGAGCAAAAGAACGCGCTCGCCATGGCGAAGCAGTTCAAGTCGCTAGCGCATCTGAAGGGGCTTCCGGAGAAGCTCAAGGCCGAAGAGGTGCACGACGAACCGTCCTGCGAGTGTTCCTGCGACGAGTGCGTAGGAGGCGATTGCCAGAACTGCACACATGAGAACTGTGACTGCGCCAATTGCACGGACTGCCCGATGAAAGCGTCCGCCAGCAACCAGGCGGAGAGCAGTATTGAAGATTCGAATTTGAGCCTCTATGAAGCCCGGCTGAAGATGCTGGGCAGAGAAGCGGCGTAAGGCAAAAAACTTCAGTAAACCAAGCCAACCCCGCAACACCGGCGTAAGCCAACGGGGAAAGCAAGCGAGGCAACGGGTACCCGGGTATCCGCGGGCGGCGCACCAACACCAAACCACAACTCAGGAGAAACAGTATGTACGCAAAATCCTTGCGTGAGCAAATGGGACGCGTCGGCGCGCAGCTCCAGGCCATCGTCGACAAAGCCAAGAAAGAAAACGACCGTGGATTGACGTCCGAAGAGCGGACTCAGTTCCACGCCCTCGAAGCCGATTACACCGCTCTCGAAGACTCGATCAAAATCGCGGAGAAGTCGGCCAGCATCACGGCGAAGCTCGCCGAGACCGACAACCCCGGCAAAGTGATCGAGAACAATATCGAACAGGTTCGCGACGAGTTTCGCACCACGCCGAAGGCGCGCTCCGAGCGCATGAAAGACCCGCACTACCGCGCCTTCTCAAACATGCTGCGGTTGTCGCCGCACGCCGGCATGCAGAACCTATCGGCGGAAGATCGCCAGATTCTGGAAGCCAAGTTCCAAACGTTTCAAAACACCATGAGCACCACGACCGGCAGCCAGGGCGGCTACGTTGTGCCGAATGGCTTCAGCAACATGCTGGAGGAAGCGAAGAAGTGGTTCGGCGGCATCGAAGGCGTGGTCGACATCTTCCGCACGGAAACCGGCAATCCCTTCCCGTGGCCGACAATGAACGACACCGCGAACGAGGGTGAAATCATTGGGCAGAATGTCCAGGTCAACCAGCAGGACGTGGTCTTCGGCCAGCAGACGTTCGGCGCCTATATCGGCTCCTCGAAGCTGGTGCTGATCCCGCTGGCGCTGATCCAGGATTCGTATTTCGACCTGGATGCCCTGGTGGCGCGCCTGCTCGGCACGCGTCTCGGTCGTCTGTACAACTCGAAGTGTACGACCGGCAGCGGCACTGGCGAGCCCACCGGCATCGTGACTGCGGCCGTCGCCGCCGGCAACACCGTGGTGTTCCCGACCGGCCAGACCACCAGCATCACGTACAACAACTTGGTGGACATCCAGCACGCCGTTGATCCCGACTATCGCAACGACCCGAGCACGCGCTGGATGTTCTCGGATAACGTGCTCAAGCTCTTGAAGAAGCTTGTCGACGGCCAGAATCGCCCGCTGTGGCAGCCCGGCCTGACGGCCAGCTTCCGCGACGGCGCCGCTGTGGACATGGTGGCGGCCAAGCCGATGATTCTGGACAGCCCGTACGTCATCAACTCCAAGATGGCGACCCCGGCTGCCAATGCGAACAGCATTCTGTACGGCGCGATGAAGAACTTCAAGGTCCGCGAAGTGGCCGGCGGCACAACCGTCATGCGCCTCACCGAGCGCTATGCCGACTACCTGCAGGTCGGTTTCCTGGCATTCCAGCGCTTCGATTCGAACCTGATCGACGCCGGCACGCACCCGATCGCCGTCGGCGTCCAGTCCGCCACCTAGTCGATGACCCCGTGAGCGCCCGGCCGCCCGCGTAAATTTGCGGGACGGCCGCGCGCTATTGGGAACAAGGAAAAAGCTATGTCCACCACCAACCTCGGTCTTTACCAGATCTCCACGTCTTCGCCGGACTATGAAGGCGGAACCGGCCCGCTCGCTCTCATCAGCGCGGCGCTCTTGGCCCTCGATGCCAAGTCGAACGTCGCCGTGGCGTCGGCTAATGGCGCTATCGCTATTACCCAGGGCGCCGTCGTTGTCACCAAGGCCGGAGTCGCGGCCCTCACTCTTGCCCTGCCAACCGCCGGCCTACCCGCCGCCGCGGGGCATGACGGCCAGATTCTCCGCATCGTCGACGTGGGCGGCCATGCCCACACGGTCACGACCCCGGCTTCCGGCCTGAACGGCTCCGTCCACATTGCGACCTTCAATGGCACGGTGGGCAGCTTCGTTGAACTCATCGCCTACAACGCCGTGTGGTACGTACTCGCTTCGAGCGGCATCACCCTCAGCTAAAACTCGTTACCCTCTCTTTCCTTGGGGTGCGTCCCTCATGGCGCACCCCGTTCTTTCAACCCTTTCAGGAGTGCCCCATGAAAAAGAAAGTGAAGTTCCTCGTCTCGATCGCCGGCAACGATTTTTCGTTCAAGCCTGGCGACGAAGCCGTCATTGACGGCAAGCTCGCCGATGCCTGGGAGAATTCCGGCGTCGCCGAAATCGTCGAAACCCCCAAGAAGTAGCTAATGGCCCTCGTCTGCATCAACCCGCCGCTGGTCGAGCCTGTCACCCTTGCGGAGCTGAAGGAAATGCTCCGTATGGACACGGGCGACACGTCCCAGGACGCCGTACTGGCCGGCCTGAACGCGGCCGCGCGCGGGTGGTGCGAGACGATCTGCCATCGGCGGTTCGTCAGGCAGACCTGGCGGCTGCTGATGGACTTCTTCCCCGGCTATATCGACCTGAAGCTGGCCGGCCAGAAGGTGTCCTCTCCGTTCGTCTCCGGATCGAACGCCGTGCTGGTCGGCATTCGCTACGCGATCGTGCTGCCGTACCCGCCCGTGCAGGCGATCGAGGCGTTCGCTTATCTCAATGCGAATGGGACCGAGACCGACCTGGTGAGCACGCCCGGCAGTTTCGTCCAGGATCTGGATTCGCAGCCGGCGCGCCTTGCTCCTCCTTTCGGCCAAATGTGGCCGGTAGCGCGCGTCGTGCCGAATGCGGTGCGAGTGGATTACCGGCTAGGTTATGCATCTCCGGTCACCGTCACCGCGTCGACGTCCAGCACTGCGACTGCTTCGCCGGCATTTACGGCGGCGCACGTCGGGCGGCCGCTTTCGATTCCTGGAGCCGGACCGAATCGCGGAACACTGAACACCGTCATCCAATCGGTCGACGGCAGCGGTAATGCCACCTTGCGGGACCAGCCGGCGGCGGATGTCTCTGCCATCGCGGCGCTACTCGTGGACTACGGCAACCCGGCCCACTGGGAGCTCGTAAAGCTCGCCATCAAGTTTTTGGTGAATAGCTGGTACGTGAAGCGCATGCCGAGCTTCGACGCGGCGACTCGCGATGTCATCAAGGCGTTGCTCTCTCCCGCGACGGATCTGAGGTTCTGACGTGTCGCTGAACGATTCCTTTCCCTCGATCGACCCCGGCGAGTTTCGCCACCAGTTCACTCTGCTCGAACAGAAATCCGGTATGGGGACCGCGGGCGTCACGATCGAGTACGTCCCGGGCAAGCCGCCGATCACAGCATTCGGAAAACAGGACTTCATCCGCGGCACCGAGCTGATCAAGTCCGGGCAAGACGTCTCGCAGGTGTACCTGAAGCTGACCATGTGGTATCGCGCGGAGTTCTCGCCGAATAAACGGATCCAGGCGCCCAGCGGTGCGAAGTACATCATCCAGGCGGTCGAGAACGTGAGGGGCATGAACACCTATGCCGTTCTGACCTGTCTCGGCGTCGGAGAAAACCAGTGATCGAGCAGGGCCTGGTGATTCTGATTCAGGAGTCAATTCCCGAAGACATGGCGCCTGGCGGTTTTGCCGTGCAACTCCCGCCCAACCAGATCACCGAAGCTTCGCCGATGGCTTGGACGTACACGCTTCTCGGCGGTACTCCCGTCAACGCGCTGCACACTGTCGGCGGTCTGCGGATGAGGCGACTACAGATCGACTGTTTCGGCCTGACGGCGGCGCATGCGTTCACGCTTGCCTCTGCCGTCCAATCTGCCCTTGACGGCTTTTCTGGAGCATTGAAGGATCCAGACAAAACCGTCGTCGACAATTGCCTGCTTTCCGAAGAGCCCTACGATTTTCCGTTTGACGCCGCGGCTCGAAACTACCGCCGCATGATCGAATTCGAACTCTGGTTTTTCCAGTAAACAAAAGGACAACAGCTATGCCATTCACCCCTCCCACGACCGTGGCGTCTCAAGCCAACACCGGTTATCTCGCCACCTTTCAAATCGGCACCACCGGCGGATCGCCCGTCTATAGCCCGATCGTCGAAATCAAGAGCTTCTCGGCGGACCTGATTTCCATGCCGGAAGTCGAAAACACGCACCTTCTTTCGCCGGCAAACACGGAAGAGTTCGTCCCCGGCATGATCAAACCCGGCAAGGTCCAGTTCACCGGCAATCTCCTCGGCGACTCCACGCAACTGAATATCTCCACTCTGGCGCAAGCGCAGACCATCTTCCCCTTCAAGATCGTGGCGCCGGTGCAGCGTGGAACGAAGACGTACACCCTCACAGGGTCCGGCTTCATTTCCGCGCACAAGATCGGTCCCTTCGAAAAGAACAAGGCCATCGAATTTCAGGGCGAAATTCAGATGACCGGGGCCTACACCGAAACCGTAGCGTAATCGCGTGACGATCGCGGAGAGAATCTCGCCGGCAATCACCTTGGCTGTCGGCGGGAAATCCTGGCGCCTTCTGTTCACCACCAGCGTCCTGCTCGATATCGAGCGGGCTACCGGGCTACGGGTACTCGTGGGGGAGTTCCAGCCGGACCGCGCCTCGGCTCGTGACCTTCGCGCGGCGTTGCACGCGCTGCTCGTGAGAGCCGGAGCGACGTTCACCTGCTGCGAAGTGGGCAAGTGGCTTGGGCTCCGAACCGTGCCGCGGGCGCGTGAAGCCATGGCCCAGGCGTGGATTACTTCTATGCCGGAGCCGAAACCGGCGACGGCCCACAAGGACCCGCTCGCATCAAAACCGCCGCTGAGCTGGCCGGAGGCCTGGGCGATCGCCGATCAGGACCTTGGACTATCTGCCGAGGAATGGCTCGATCTCACTCCCCGGATGGTGGAATCACTGAACCAGCAGCGGCTTGAGAGCCTCCGCAACTGGGAGCTCATGATTTCTCAGGTGATTGCGGCGAACGTGAACTTCGGCTTCAACCCTCCGCGGCGCCCTCTCAAGCCGGAATCGTTCATGCTGCACCCGTGGCCTAAAGGTGAGGAAGCCGAGAGCATCGGCGATCAGATTATGCAGGAAATGAAGAGGTTGAAACAGTGACGGAACTCAGAATCGACGGGCAGGTCTACCAGCTCGGGTACGACTTTAACTCCCTGGTGGACGCCGAATCGGCCGCCCATTGCAACCTGCTCACTGCCATCGAAGGCCTTGGGTCGGGAGCGGTCACCGCTACGCAGTTGCGCGGGCTGCTGTACGCCATGGTTGTGCCGTGGCCTGGATTTCCCCAGAAGCCGGAGGACGCACTCAAGGCGCTCGGCGCCCTGATCCGCATCGACACTCTCGGGCCGATCATCTTTGCGATCGGCGAGGCGTGCGCCGCCGCCGTGTCCGAGGAGTATCTGGAGCAGTACCGGGCGGCGATGGGAGCGGAAGCTCCGGAGCCGGACGCGGCGCCGCCGGCCGCTGAAGAGGCGGCTGCTCCGAAGGAATAGTGCTCCGTGGCCGAATTGACCATCATCAGCGTCGAAGGAATTGAGGAGACGTGCCGGTACCTCGAAGAGGTCGCCGAGACGGTCGCGATCCGTGGCTATGTTGCGGGTCTCGATGCCGCCGGCGAAGTGTTCGAATCGGCGCTGTGGCCGCGCGTTCCCATTGACCTGGGGGTGCTGGACAATGCGGCTCACGGCGGCAAGGGCGCGCTCGCCGCAAACCTGAGGCGTAGCGTCGACGTGGACGCGCATGGGCGCGGCGGCATCGTAGACGTCGGCTTCGGGCAGCTCGGCCATATCGCCCTCTGGGTGGAGTTCGGTCACAACCAGGTGCTCCGTCAAGGAATCCGCGGCAAAGCAAAGATTCTCGGTTTCACTCCGGCGCATCCCTTCATGCGGACGGCGTTCGACGCCTCGAAAGAACAGGCGATCGATGCATTCATCGAAGGCGTCAAAACCGCGCTCAAAACTATTTCCGGCTATACCGCGGCGTAAATCATGGGGAAATCAGCAGGCGTAATCACGCTCCGGATGAAGGCCGGCACAGCCGAACTCTTCACCGACCTCGACAAGGCGAAGGCGAAAGTTGTCCAGTTCGGCGGCTCCGCCAAAACCTCGAACGCGGAAGTCGCCGCCACGGTCAAAGCTCTCGAAGGCAACTTCAATGGTGCCACGCGCGCGGTGTCTCGGTTTCTCGGTCAAACGCTGGGACTCGGTCCCATCATTCAAAAGGCCTTCCCGGTTGTTGGAGCGGTACTCCTCGGCCAGGCCGTTGTCGAGACCGGCGAGAAGGTCTACAAGTTCTTCAAGGACATCCAGGAGGCGCCGCAGAAAGTCGCCTCGGCATTCCGCCAGTTGAATCAGCCGCTCGCATTGACCAACGACGAGTTGCGGGTCACCAATGACCGCCTGGAAAACGATATTGCGAAACTCGAAGGGAAACGACAAAACACGCTGAAACTCGCCCTCGACGAGGCGCGGAAGTCGGCCGACGGGCTGGCGGACTCCCTCGATAAGAATCTCGCATCCCTCAACAAACTCCTTAAGGAGCAGAACGTCGGTTTCTTGCGAAAGTTGCTGGGCGAATCCGGAACCGACGACGTGGGTAAGGAATTCGGCGGTTCCACAGGGCACGAAGGTTTCATCGGAAAGATCGACGAGATCACCGATGAGGGGAATGAGAAGATCCGCCAGGCCAAAGATCTGAAATCGAAGGATGCGGCCCAAACGGAACTGAACACCCGGCTTCTCGCGGCGTACGGAGAGGAAGTCAGCAAAGTCAACAAATTGCTTGGGGACTCTCAACGGCTACAGAATGAGCGGGAAAATCCGCGGAAGCCAGATGTCCACGGCTTCGCGGCGGACACCTCTGCGGCCAATAAAGTTCCAGATGATCAGTCAGCCCGTCTCGCCGCCCTTCGAGGCGTATTGCGCAACCTCAAAGCCGAGATGGATAACATCTCGCTCAATGCCGTCGGCAATGTTCTTGGCGACAAAAAAGCCAAGCTCGAAGCCGATAAAAGCGCCGCCGAACTGACGAAGCCGTTCCGCGATCGCATCGCAGCGCTAAACGCAGAATTAGAAGCATCGTTCGCAAAGCTGGGCGTGGCTGGGGGATCTCCAGAAGCCCAACTTCTTGTCAAAGCGTATGACGAATCGCTGAAGGCCATCACTGAAATCAACAAGGCTACAGAGCTAAAGACCGGGAAGCTCAAAGAGGACGAGCAGCAGCAGATCAAAAACCTCCGCGTCCAGATCGACCGCAACAACGCCGACGCGGAGCAGAAGCAGAAACTCGCCGAAACCACGCGTTCGATCCAGCAGCAAATCGTGGCTCACCAAATGCTCGCCGACGCTATCGGGAAAGGGTACGAAGCGCAGCGGCGGGCCAACATTGAAACCCAGACGCTGAACCGCGTCGGGCTCCAGGACTACACCGACCCGAAGAAGTCGGGCGCCGTCTCGGATGTCCGGGCGGCCGTCACGCGCGAAGTAGACGAGGCGCGGCGCCAGAGTTCGGCGGCGGCGGTGGATGCTCTCCAAAATGAGATCGGTCTCCAGCAGCGGCTCATTGAAGCGCAGCGGCTCGGAGAGGAAGAGGTCCGCCGGATCATGGCTCTCGACATCATCCGCGCCGGCATCGCGCGCGGAGCTTCGGGAGCGGAAATCGCGGCGGAAGTCACGAAGCATTACGGCGCCATCAGGCTGGAGCAGGAAAAGCGAATCGTTGCCACCCAGGCTGAAACCCAGTACGTCCAGCGGCTCGCCGCCGCGCAGCTCGAAGGAGCAGAGGCCGCGCGGAAGCAGGCCCTCGAAAACAAGTACGCGGAGATGCAGCGCACCGGGCAGGGAAGCGCCGTGGCGGCGGAGCGAGCTAAAGATGAGGCGTCTAGGCAGGCCGAGATCACGGGCAAAGTGGCGGAGCGCCTGAATGTCTACCGCGACGAGCTGGCCGCGATCGATCAGGAACGTGACGCGCTTCTGACGGTCTTGGAAGGACGCAAAGCCGATGCCGACACAACTCGCCTCCTGAAGGAACTGGATGACCAGCGGTTGCGGGTTCTCCGCGACCAGGCGCTGGCAACCGGCAAGGTTCGCGACGGCGTGCGCGCGTTCTTTCTGGAAATGGAAGCCTCAGCCAAGAAACCAGGGCAGATTCTGTACGAGGGCATGATGTCGGCCGTCGACGGCGTGTCCGATGCGTTGGCTCGTTTCTTTACCGGGCAGAAAGCGAATTTCACGCAGATGCTCAAGGGAATCGGCGAAGGCGTTTTGCGCGAAGCACTGAAGGCCGGAATTGCAAAAGGACTTGGCGCACTCGGCAACCTGATCGGCATCCAGGGCGGTGGCTCTACTCTGCCACACTTCACAACCGCGGACCCTGGCCATGTGATCGTTGATAACCTCAGCGCCGTAAGAAGTGAGTCAGGGAGCGCCAAGGGATCACAGAACGACGGAGGCGGAGTACTCAGTGCGCTTGGAGCGGGGCTTTCGGCTGTGGGCGTACTCGCTGGTATGTTCGGATTGGGCGGGGGCATTGCGCCGAAGGAACAGGTCACGAGTTCGATTCAATATCGGGCGGGCGGCGGGACGGTGTCTCCATCGGACGCCTATATCGTTGGAGAGCGTGGGCCCGAACTGCTGACGGGAGCATCGGGACGCATCATCAGCAACGACGCCATGCGCCGCAACTTCGGCGAGGGCGACAAGTACCAGGTCATCATTCACGCGCCGGGCGCGGACTTGGGAGCGGCCAACCGAATCAGCCAGGCGGTCGACTACGGGCGCCGGGCTGCCGTGATTGACAGCGCGCGGGCGGCTACCGAGCGCGCGCGGCGCACGCCGCAGAGGGGTGCGTAGCCATGCCAGCATGGGGAGGTGGCGGTTCGCTGATCGCAATTCCGTCCGTGCCATCTTCGCCGGCATCTATCGAGTTCGCGAAGATTCGGCTTGCCGCGACGAACACAAACCCGTTTACCGCCCAGCAGCAGCATCAGGATTGGGGCAATGAGTACATGGAAGCGTCCGTTTTACTGCCGCCGCTTCTGAAGTCCCAGGCCACGGCATGGGTCAACTTCCTGATTGCTCTGAAAGGTCCGATCAACGTCTTTCAGTTCACCGCCGCATTCGCAGCCGCCTATGCGGAGAGTTTGACGTCGGACGGCACGACGCAGAGGTACTGGCGCCTGAAGAGCAATGAAATGCGCTGGTCGATTCACAAGGCATCGCTTTATGGGATCACCTTCGAGTGCCGGGAGGCCCTGTAGGTGCCACGCGCGATGTCGTCGGCGATGCTCGCCGCTCTCCAGGCTCCGCAACTCCAGCCCGCTATCTTCGTTGAGGCCGCATTCGTCTCGACGACGGTTCGGATGTGGACCGGAATCGGATCGGTCACGTGGAACGGACACACCTGGACCGGTCTCGGGTCGCTGCTCGACATCGCCATGATGGAAGACGGCGCGACCGTCGAAGCGCGCGGGATCGCAATCACCCTGAGCGGTCTCGATTCGTCGCTGTTGGCGGATTGCCAGGGCGATTTCAAGCTTGGACTTCCAGTCACTGTATACCTTGGCCTGTTTTCGAGCGCCTCGCTCATTGCGGATCCGCTCACGTCGTGGGCCGGACGCATGGATCAGCCGACGATCGCGGCGAGCGGTACGGACGCGACGATCACGATCAATTGTGAGAACCGGCTGCTCGACATGAACGTCGCGGTGGACCGCCGATATACGAACGAAGACCAGCAGATGGACTACCCGGGTGATCTCGCGTTCTCCTTCGTAAACGCGATCCAGGAAATGACGATCTTCTGGGGCCATCAGGCGCACAGCACCAACAACATCTGATTCCGTGTCCCTCTTTTCAGGCATCGCCAAAATCGTAGCCGGAGCTGCGCTGATCGCCGGCGCTGTCGCGGTCGATATCGCGACCTTCGGTACCGCCACGCCTGAAATCTTCGCTCTCGTGACCTCCGGCGTCGGTATGATCGTCTCTGGCGTCGGGACGCTGTTGAGCAACGGCGGCAACCTCAAGGGCTTCACCACCACCACTCGGAACCCCATTTCCCCCTGGAAGGTCTGCTACGGCCGTTGCGCCACCGGCGGCACGCTGGTCTACCTCAACATGTGGGGCGGCTCGTCGAAGATGCTCGACATGGTGATCGTGCTGGCGGCGCATCCGTGCCAGTCGGTCGACGAGCTGCTCTTTGACCAGCAGCGGATCCAGATCGACACGAGCGCGGCGCCCTCCGGAGCGATCGGCGGAACGAGTTTCACCCCGGTACAGCAGACGGTCAACATTTCGAGCATCGCGCGACTGAACGACATCGTCACCGTGGTCTTGCCGCAAGATATCCCGTACCTGACGGCGGGGGATCAGATCACCATCCAGAATGTCTCCGCTGATAGCACGCTCAACGGCGTGTTTCAGGTGGCCGAAATTATCAGCCGCATTCCATCGGGCGGTACGAACGTCCTCACGTTTACCTACATCAACGGCGGCTCCTCGGTGTCGATTTCGAATCAAGGGCAGGGAAAGACCATGTGGGCAGACTACGGCCGCACGGTGTACATGGAAACCCTGCTCGGAGATCAAACGCTTGGCCACACGTTCAAGGGGATGCAACTCCCCGGTACTCCCTGGCTCGGCAGCGGACCGTACGTCAGTCCCCAAGGGCCGGGACTCGCGGGAACGGGAGGCCCCGGACCGGCGACGATCTTCGGCGGCACGGTCAATCCCTGGACGAATTACTGCTCATTACTCGGCAAGACGGCCGTCTTTCTGCGCCTCACCTACGACGAGAAGTACTACCAGCAGGGACTCCCGCAAATTAGCTTTCGGATCCACGGGAAAAAGGACATCTACGATCCCCGCTCGTCTTCCACCGGCTACAGCGAAAACGCGGCGCTCTGCATCGCGGATTTCCTGCACAACTCCACATGGGGATTCAAGGCGCCGTACGGTAGCGAGATTCCAGCGACGGAGCTGGGGGCGGCCGCGGATGTCTGTGACCAGGCCGTGACGTTGGCGAAGGGTGGGTCGGAGCCGCGGTACACCTGCAACGGACAGTTCGAGCTCACGATGCGCCGGGGCGAGGTGTTGCAGAACTTGCTGACGTCGTGCGCCGGCCGGCTGACGTACACCGGCGGCAAGTTCGTGATCCAGCCCGCGGCGTGGTACGGCAGCTCGCCGACCGCCGTTGATTTTATGGCGATCGCGGCGGGTCCGTTCCGCTGGAGACCCACCGTTTCCATCCGCGACCTGTTCAACGGCGTCAAGGGCACGTACATCTCGCCATCGAATAAATGGCAGTCGACCGATTTTCCAGCCTATGCGCAAGACACCGCGCACGGCTACCACGGATCTTCGATGTACGGCGGCGATATCAATCTGGCGGCTGACGGCGGCGATCGGCGCTGGCTCGATATCCAGTTGCCTTTCACAATCTCGGCTTCGATGGCCCAGCGCATCGCCAAAATCGAGCTGCTGCGCCGGCGCTTTTGGGGTACGGGCACGTTCGCGCTGAATATGGCCGGCTACCAGTTCGCCCCGCTCGACATCGTGGCCGGCACGGTTTCGTTGCTCGGCTGGTCCGGGAAGCTGCTCGAGATCTCGGCTGCGCGGTTTCGCGCGGATAAGCAGAGCGACGGCGGCAAGGAAGTCGTACTGCTCGGCACCGAGGTCGACGTTCAGGAGACCGATTCGAGCATTTACCAGTGGGCCACCACCGAAGAGCTGAGCCCGCAAGGCTTCATTCAGAGCCAATTGCCGACGTGGGGAGGGTTCGTCGAGTCGGCGCCGTTCCCGTGGTGTCCTGGGTACGCGCTACCGCTCGCCGGGGACGCCGTCTTCGTCAAGGGCGCCCAAGACAAGGGCGGTTTCTCCATCCGTCCGAAGTACGGCGTCGACGCGCAAGGCAACGGGACGGCTTCGGTCACGATCAAGGGCTACGCGCCGATTAACGCTCTCGACACCTCGATCGCCAGTCCGCAGATTTCAGCGGTGGGCTCCTCCTCAGGAGGATCTCTTCGTGGCGGGACATACGTCGTCGGCATTTCCGCCTACGACAGCGGCTCGTCGAGTCACGCCAATACGGATTACCAGAATCTCGCGGTGGTTGACGTTGGCGGGGTAAGTTCCGGGTCCATCGTGGTCACCATTACCTGGGGATCGGGCGATGACGGCGGCGAATTGTATCTGGCGCGGTGGACCGAAGACGGCTACGTGCTGCACGTGCAGCAAACGATCGCTCCGGGCATCACGTCCGTCACGATCACCTCGTTCAACGAGTCCACACAGGGCGGCCCGGATGATCTCTACGATCATTTCGGCCTGGTCTGCCAACAGATCATTCACGGCGGCGTGTGGGCCCAACAGGTCCAGGCGGTGACCGCCACCACCATCACGATCGGCGGCGATGGAATGACGCCCAACCAATGGTCGGGATACACGCTATCGCTGCTCGCAAAATACGACCCGAACGTCGACGTCCGTATTCTGAATATGCCGGTATCCGGCAGCAGCGCATCTTCCGGCACGCCACCGCAGTTCACGCTCACGATCGGCCCTAACTCAGCAGGCTCCCAGCTGCCGGATCTAACCACGTTGCTCACGGTCGGCGACCTGGTTGTGATGCGCACCAAGGCGACCTTCACAGACACGTCGTTCTCCGACCCCAACATTGCGAACCCGTATTACCCGGGCGGAGCATCGGGCGTCGAAGCGGGGCGCGTGGCGGTTGTTCTCACTGGCGCCGACGCCGGCGACGTGCAGATGATCGACAGCGTCTCGGGAGCCGGCAACACGCAGTTCAATTTGGCCGGCAGGTGGAAGATTACGCCGGCCGCCGGGGATCTCGTTATTGTGTGCGCCGCCGAGTCCGTCGAGGACCCCACTGCGGCTGTTTCCGCGAAGCATAGCGGCATTCTTGCGACGATTGAGCCTAAGGTGCCCAACCTGGGCGGCCAGGCCTGGCTATTCCGGGTTCGCACCGAAGACGTGAACGGGATCAGCGGTCCCGACTCCCTGGTGCCGATGCGGGAGATTTACCTTTTCGGTAACCAGATCACCCGCCAGATCACTGCCGACTCCACCGAACTCGTGACCGATGGGGTCGTCGTGTGCGACACGAGCACCCCCACGCACCCAGCAACCACTACCACGCTGAGCGCGGCAATCGCGGACGGAGCGGTGACTGCGATCACGATCTCCGGGGGCACGGTAGTCACAGGTACAGTGATCCAGATCGGAAGCGAGCGCATGCTCGTCGACGCCGGCGGCGGCACGACCGCATTGACTGTGGAGCGCGGCTTCGGGGGCACCACGGCAACCTCTCACGGCAGCGGAGCGACGGTGAATATTCCTGGCTGGATCGAGTTCCAATTGCTCGATATCGCCTCGATTCCGAACCAGGGGCTGATCGTCAACAAGATCTCGTCGGACATCAATTACGTGTTGATCCGCCGAGCGGGAACGGACGTGTTCCCCGGCGGCGCGACCACCATCATCCTCCCTGACGCCTCCGCGAACCGCGGAACCGCGGCTCTGAAATCCCCAGGAAATTAGGCCATGCCTCGTCAATGGATTCAATTCGGTGGCGCCGGCGCGTCCGGAGCAGTAGGAGGAGGCGGCTCGTCTTCGACCCCGGATGCTCCGAACGTCCTCAGCTCGTCCACCGTTACGGTGCGGTACGGGCTCTATGGCAATGCATCAGCCTATGGATTCTCGGGGCGCATTGACCTGCCAACCCTGGTTGCGACCTATCCCCATCTCGCGCAGATTCACATCGTCGCCACGCTGCCGGATGGATCGCAAGACCAGATATGCGCCACAATTACCGGTCCGTTCGGCGCCGCCACCTCGATCAATTACGAAGGTCCGATCCAGTATCTGCAGGACGGCGCCTCGCACACCATCTCCGTTAAGATCGTCGTCGAAAATGAGGCAGGCAAGCTCACCGATCCGCCAATTACGAAAACGGTCACGATCCAGGCGGCCGGCGTTACCGGAATCACGAGCCCGCGCGAGGTCTCCGGTTCTCTGACCGTCGACCCGATTACGCGGCTGGTCTCCACCACCATCGGCTTTACGCCGGTGCTTGCATCGAATCAGGTCCCGCAGGTGGTCACGTACTACCTCTCCGAAGACAACGGCACGTCGTTTGTGCCAATCGGATGGGAAGTCGAAACCTCCGTCGGCCAGGAAATCCAGTTCAAGCGCCTGAAGCCTGCGACGGCGCAGACGTGGAAAATCGCGGCGGCGATAGGCGCAATCGATTACGATCCGACGGTCAAGATTTCCTCTGGCCAACTGCCGGCGGGCGCGGTCATCAGCGCGGGATTCAGCGTCGCGGCGCTCGGGCTTCCGGCGAACAATACCGTCACGTGCTCGATCCCGGTAGGGACAGGTCCGGCGGCCAATCCCTACAATGTCACGACGCAAGATGGCTTTCAATATGCGGACATTCCGGGGGTTACCTACAACGACCCTGTCGGCGACGTCAATGCAGCCGATGTCCGTATCACCACGCAGGATCTCGACGCAAATCATCTGCCGATTGCTCTGGAAAAGCCGTTCGCAGGCTCGCCGGTAAGCGGCGGTAGCCATACCACTGATCACCTCTGGGCAAACTATCCAGCGGTCTACGTTCGCTACAAGTGCTACGTCACGAATCGCGTCAATCAGACGGAGTACTCGTTCCAGGACGCGACGGCCGCCACGCTCATCACAACCGCATGGAGCGGCGCGGATCACCTCGACGTGTTCATCGGCGCCACGCCGACTGGGCAGATTGATCCGACGCGCTTCAATGCCGCGAAACTCGACGGAACGCTGGCCAATATTCTCGGCGGGAAGTTTGGCGTGCGTACCGGCCCGGGCCTCAGCGGCACATCGTCGGGACTCTCCGTCCTCTCCGCGCCGAATGGCGGCGTGAGTGTTTCCGCCGGCGGCGTCAGCGTCCAGGCGGGACTCGGGGTTTCCGTAGGCGCGGGCGGCGTCACCGTGCTCGCAGGAGCCGGCGTGCAGGTGGGCGCGGGCGGCGTATCCGTCCAGGCCGGGGCAGGCATCTCGGTAGGAGTTGGCGGGGTCACGGTAATTGCGGGCGCTGGCATTCAAGTAGGATCCGGCGGCGTAACTGTACTTGCGGGGGCCGGCCTGTCCGTAGGCGCGGGCGGTGTCTCGGTCCAGGCAGCGGCCAATAGCGGCATCTCGGTAACAGCCGGCGGTGTCGGCGTTCAGGCGGGCAACGGAGTCTCTGTTGGCGCTGGCGGCATCTCGGTGGTCGCCGCCGCAAATAGCGGCATCAGCGTCACTGCCGGCGGTGTCGGCGTACAGCCAGGTAACGGCGTGTCTGTCGGGGCGGGCGGGCTCTCGGTCGTCGCGGCGGCCAACAGCGGCATTACGGTCACAACCGGCGGCGTTGGAGTACAGCCCGGCAATGGCGTTGCGGTGGGAGTTGGCGGGCTCTCGGTGGTTGCGGCCGCCAACAGCGGCATTACCGTATCCGCGGGTGGAGTCGGCGTGCAAACCGGCAATGGCCTTACTGCCGGCGCGGGCGGGCTCTCGGTCGTCGCGGCGGCGAACAGTGGAATTACCGTAACCGCTGGAGGTGTGGCGATTCAGGCGGCGGCCGGGAGCGGCATCACGCTTGGTCCCAATGGAATTTCAGTGCAGGCGGATAGCTCTCTGACGTTGGGAGCGAACGGTCTTGGGGTCAAAGTCAACACGTCGGCTGGGCTCACCACCAGCGCGAATGGAGTAGGCCTCAACATTGCGACGTCTTCGGGCGTCACCGTGGACAGCGCGGGGCTCCGGCTCAATCTCTCCACCAACCTCACGATTGACACGAATGGTTCGGTCACCGTCAATGTCGGTGCGATCAACATCGGGCAACTTGGCGGAGATTTCCGCACGGGGCAGATTAGCAGCATCCAGAACGGTCTCAACATCGGCGGCATCACTGGATCGTTCAGGACCGACCAGATTAACCAGATCGCCGGCGGCATCAACATCGGAACCCTCAATGGCGTCTTGATCTCGCAGCAGGTCGCCGATGGATTGCTGAGCCGTCTGTCGATGTTCAACGCGAACGTATTTGGATTGGGAATTCTTGCGGACTTCGGCAGCGGCACGGTTCGCACTTCGACGACCGACACCACGAACCAACTGCAAAATCCGCACTTCGAATTTCCCTCCGCGTCGGATGCCACGAAGCCCGCGTATTGGTCTCTCCCTTCCGGCGGCGTGCTCGACTCGACGACATACTACACCGCGCCGTACTCGTTGCGACTCGGGACTTCGCAACAGGGCGCGCAGTCGTTCCCTTGCAAGCCGGGCGATCAATTCTCGCTGCAAGCCTATGCGAAGTCGGATGGCAATCCGTCGGGAACGCTGTTCCTCCAGATGAACTTCTACGACGCGAACAGCAATTTCCTGTCGTTTGGCGGCTCTGGTGGCGGCGGCTACGTGACACTGGGGTCAACCACCGCCTGGACTCTCGCGCAGACCGGCGTGCTGACGGCGCCCGCCAATGCGGTCAAAGGCGAGTTCCGCGTTACCGCGACGGGCAGCGGGTTGTGGTGGGTAGACAATGCCGTAATCGCGCGTGGCGTCAACAAAAACATGATCTCCTCCGTGCAAGCGGAGGTCATCAATGGGGTGATTCTCGCGGGGCAGGTGACGGTACAGGCCGCGACGATCAACGGCACGATTCAAGCAGGCGGGGGGTGCCTGGTCAACGTGAATGCGCTGACGGGAAACCTCACCGCTGGCATGAACGCGACGATCAACATTGGCGCCCTCTCGGGCTCAATCAGCGATGCGAACGGCGCGAACATCAATATCAGTGGCGGGACGATTCAGAATCTCACGATCACGTCTAACAACATTCAGAGCGTCAGCGTATCGAAGCTGACGGCTGGAACAATCACGGTGAGCGACCAGAACATCGGGGCGGTGACGGTTAAATATGCGACTTCGGCAAGGCAGTGTTACCACACCGCCTCTGGCATCAGGGCTTTTAATGATGTGGGCCAGTTGACGATGTCCGCCGATATGGGAGGCGGCTTTCAAATTTGGAACTCGTCTGGGACGACGAGTTTTTGGGCCGATACCAGCGGCAATGTGTCGCTAACCGGCCAACTATTTCTCGGGCAGCAAAGCCTGCTGATCCAAAATGGAGTCAGCGGAGGAAGCCATCCTACCCAGGTGGGATGGTGGCCTATCTACTGGAGCGCGAGGCCGGGCCAGTTCACGTACATACCGATGTATGCGTAAGGCGGGACATTAACAAATGAGCGTAATTTCAGTTTTTGCCATCACCTCTATTCTGAGCGGAACGCCGACGACGTGGTACGTCATGTCGATTCCGCGGAACGGGCTTACCTCTCTTGAAAATGCGCAGAGGCGAGTTCTTGACAAGGCGACCGCGGGATCAACCATCGGCGATTGTGGCCTGGTCGCGCAACTCGACTACAACTACAGTTTTTCGTTGCTCGGGTATCCAACTTCGATCGATTCTGATTACGTCAAAGGGATATTTGGAAAGGTAGTCATCCTGCAACTCACGTTGAGTGATGGAAACACGCAACAGGTCAAGACGGTCGCCAGCCGAAATCTGTTTTTCGACACCAACGTTTCCGGGGGCGTTACATTTACCCCCGCCGTGTGGAATGGTTCCGTGCCCTACGGTATTTCCAACGGACTCTACAACACCGACACCGCCGTATATCTTGTGAAATATGGCTCCCTCGGAAGCGATCTTGTGAATCCCTTTAGCCACTATATGTCCACTCCTCCGACTGTCACCTTCATGTCGCTAAACGGTTACAACCTGGACTACGTTCCGATCAGCACCGACGATGTGGTGGACACGGCGAACTGGCAAGTGGCGCTGAAGGATGCTTCCGTCGTCGCGGTGGAACGCATCACAGCGGATCTTCCGGCGCTGACGGTAATCGGGTCGAGGGTGCTCGCGGAGATCGACCTTGACGCAACGGTCAATGAGTAAGCGATGAAAACTGTGTTCCAGGTCGAGGTCGGAAACAGCGAGGCGAAGGAACTCTTCGGAGTGCTCTCCGCGCCCAGCGGCTCGCTTTCGGCGCTCGTGGTTGCGTCGGAAGCCGCCGTTACAACTTCGGGCTTGTTCGGCGCGAGGGCGCTCTCCGGTATCCCGAAAGGGGTAGTTGCCTTCGACGGAAGCGCGGGCGTGCTGCCGAAGGAGTTGCACCTCGTGATCGCGGGCGTCGCAAATCAGGGAGCGTACATGGCGCTCGGCGCGGATCTCGGCGGCGGAGTGACTCCGCAACGCTCAGCCGTCGCGGCGGCGCTGAATGCGCTGGGTGCTGATGCCGTTTGCACACGGTCGGAATTCGTTTGCACTGTCGAAATCGACGCGTCCTAAAAGGGGCGTCGCGTAAAGGAACTCTTGTCATGAAAAGAATCAAAAAAGCTCTACCGCCGGAGGTCCGCGCCGTCGCGCTGAGCTTCGTTCAGCGCCTGAATCTGCACGCGGTTCTCGGCGCTCAGCACAACGTCAGCGTCAATGACGTGCGCTCGATTTGGAAGCTGCAGGAACGAATTGCTCTATCGCCGGAAGAGGAATCCGCGATTGACCTCACGGAGTCAGCCGACGGAAAGATCCAATGGAATGTCCTAAAGTCGACGCCGGATGTCGATTACGACTTCAAGCCAGTCGAGCGCCATCGCATCACGGCCGCGCTGAAGTCCCTGCCAGTATTCAGCGCCAGCCCCGCCGATCGGAAATGGCTGGAGCCGCTGCTCGATGAGTTTCTGCCCGAAGGAGATGCCGAATGAAGACAATTTTCGCCATCACCGTCGTAAAGGCGGACTCGACCACGCAAACCGTGGGTGTCCTCGCGCAACCGCTGCCCGTCGGAACTCCCACTCGGTCGGCGCTCGAGGTGGCCGAGCAGGCGGCCGTCGCCTGGGTCGCCGGCGGCCAGTACGCGTCGGACGGCCAAAAGGTATCGGATGTCGACGTTGACGGCAGCTCCACGCACTCCCCGAAGCAGCTCTATTCCGTTACGGGCGAGCTGAGCGGGGTGCGAACCACGCTCAAATCCTTGGGTGCGGATTACAGCGGCGAGACCACGCTCGATCATGCAATCGAAGCAGCACTCACCTCGATCGGAACGGGAGCAGTCGGCATCTCTTTTTCGCTTGTCGTCAATTCGCGCGTCGACGTCGACGCCTCCTAAATCCTTACGTTCTTCCCCTGGCTTTTCCCCTCTTTAGCACCAAACCCCAAACCAACAAGTAAAGGAACAAAACACCATGGCCAACGAAATCACGCTTGCTATCACTTTTCAGTTTCAGAATGGGACCATCTCGGCGAAGTCCCTGAACCTCGCCCAGCGAAACTTCAGCGTCGCCGGCTCGGAGTTCATGCAGGGCTCCCAGACCATCCCGACGACGGCTGGCGGTACCGCTCTGAATCTGGGTAACGTCACCAACCCCGGCTTCACGGTCATCAAGAACCTGGACCCTACGAACTATATCCAGGTGATGAGCGCCGTTTCCGGAGACATCCTCCACAAGATTCTGCCCGGCATGGCGGTCGCGTTCTATTTCGACGCTTCCCACACCGCGCCGGCAGTGATCGCGCACACCGCCTCGTGCCAGATCGAGTACATCGTCTGCCCGGTGTAGTGTTTCGGTTCGCAGTTTTTTCTATTCCCACCTTCAGGCAGGCAGGGCAGTCTCTTCTCAAACAAAAGGAATCCACCCCACATGAAATCCATACTGCTTTGGGCGGCATTGCTCTGCCTGCCCGCTTCTCTTTTCGCTCAGACCACGGCCATCAATGACACCATCTATGGGGCCGATGGAGCCACCTGGAATGGCTCGATTCTCGTGTCGTGGCCCGCTTTCACCATGCCCTCAGGGCGCGCGATCGCAGCGGGCAAGCGCTACGTCACGGTGACCAATGGCGTGCTGTCCGTCTCTTTGTATCCGCTCGATGGAGTCTCTCCTTCGGGCGTGGTTTACACGGCGGTCTATACCACCACCAGCGCGCCCTCACGCGGGGAGACCTGGTCGGAGACATGGACGGTACCGGCTTCCCCCGCTGTTGTGACCTTACGGGCTGTGCGGCTGTCGAGCACGCTCGTGATCTATCTTTCGCAGCTCGATAGCGGCGGCGCCGCCGATGGCAACTGTCTGAAGTGGAGCGCTTCGCTTGGGAAATATGCGCCTGCCACCTCGTGCGGCGGCAGCGGCGGATTAAGCCCATCCTCCACGTGGGCGCAATACGAAGCGGGGACGGGCGGCACTGGGACAGTAACCGCAACTTCCACGTGGGCTCAGATCGAGGCGATGTAACTCAGGAGAAATGATGATGCGAAGACTACTTTTGCTGGCGGCGCTGTGTCCGCTCTGGCTCGGGGCGCAAGCTCCCCAGGTTCCCGACACGACGGTTTTTAAGGACACCAGAACCGCCTTTAATGCGGCGCTCACGAGCCTGTACAACACGCTCAATACATCGCTGGGACTCAAGGCGCCGATCGCGTCACCCGTGTTCACAGGCCAACCGACGATTCCCGATTTCACACTGGCGGGGCACACTCACCAGAACGCAGCGGGCGGCGGTACGCTGGACGCTGCCGCGATTGCGGCGGGCGTGCTGTCGATCTCGCGCATTCCTACAGGCACTTCCAGCTCGACCGTGGCGCTCGGCAATCACACGCATAGTGGCGTGTATGAGCCGGTAGACGCGACGATTCTGCGGCAGGCCAATCTAGCCGGCAGCGGATCGGCGGTCACGCCCGCGCGCTCCGATCACACACATACCGGCGTCTACGAGCCATCCGTTACGGGCGGCCTGGTCACGCAGTATTGGAGCGGCTTGAAGACCTGGCGCGATTTCGCGACCGATGCGATCTCCGCCGTCACCTGGTCAACGATTACGGGCAAGCCGTCGTCGTTCACCCCCTCCGCGCACGCGTCAACGCACGGGAGCGGGGGAGCAGACGCGGTGACGCTCGCCGAATCGCAAGTAACCAACCTGGTGAGCGATCTCGCCGCGAAGGCCGCGTCGAACGCCAGCACCACGGTAAATGGTGTGGCGTGTGCGCTTGGGTCAACGTGCACCGTGTCAGCATCGGGCGGCGCAACCACAGCAGCGGGCGGTACCGCCACGAATCCGACATTTGCGTGCGGCCTGGTGGCGGTCCAAGAATTCACGATGACCCTTTCCGCAAACGTGGCGACCTCCACGGTGAGTGGATGCTCCACCGGAACGGCGGTCATTTTCCATTTGACTCAGAACGGATCTGGAAGCCCGTCCTGGACGTTCAACGCGCCAACCAATAGCGTTGGGTTTGGCTCGGTAGCCGCTTGCACCGGAACGCAAACGTATCACCAGGCGTTCACCTTCGACGGCACGAACCTGATATCGGCCGCGCCCGGTTATTGCACTGGAAGCGGTTCAGGCGGCGGGCTAATCGTCCTGCCCGGTTCGAGCGGCGGCGTCACCACCATTACTCCGGACACTACCGCAACGGTCACGCTCACCGGCCCCAACCATAGCGGCACGATTGCCACGCAGGCGGGGGCGGAGACGCTGAGCAACAAAACCGTCGACACCGCGACGAATACCGTCAAGGTCGCGGGTACCGCGGTTACGGGCGCGGCCGGAACTGGCTCGAAATTGGTAATGGCCGGCTCTGCCGGCGTCCCCGGCAATTGCCCTGTGTGGTCGGCTTCGGGAATTGGAGATAGCGGCTCTCCCTGCGCCGGCGGCGGCGCGTCTGCGGTTTATACGGCGATAGGGTCCGCGACGGCGAACAGCACTAGCGCCACGACGCTGGTGGGATCACTCTCGGGCGGCTCGAATCAGGCGATTCCAGCCGGGCTCGGCGTGGGAGCGGTGCAGATGATTCCGTTCTCAGGGACCTATACGGTAGGCTCCAGCTACGGCGGGACGCTCAAGCTCGACCTGCTCATCGGCGGAACGGCGGTTGCGACGACCGGCACATTCTCGCTGCCCGCTACGGCAGTCACGGCGGGCGGATGGTCCGCCACCTGTATGCTATCCATCCGGACGGCCGGATCTACTGGTACGGCCTCCGTGTCGTGCCCGATCTCGATGGCGATCGCGCCTACGCCAGTTCCGACGCTGGCGACCGCATCGTTTGCAATTGACACCACGACCACCAATGCCGTGGACTTACAAGCCACGTGGAGCACCGCCACCGGCTCTCCGTCGATCACGGGGACCCAGGCAGTGTTGCTGTCGTTCGCCGCGCCCAGCCTGGCCCCATTTTCGAATAGCTACACGTGGAAGGCCACGGTTACGGTCGACCACACGCAGGTTGGCGCGGCAGGAACGGTGCCTATCGTCCTTGCCGGTACGTTCGCGGATCTGAAAACAGCTATCAACGGGGGTAAAGTGCAAGCCACTGCCGGATGCGGTGGGTTGAATATTACGGGTCCGACCGATCTGATTGTCACCGACGACAGCGCGGGGACGAATATCATCGGCCCGGAAATCAGCGAGTACGCGGCCTCCACCGGCGCGATCAAAATGTGGTGGAAGGGGACGAACCTTTCTACCTCCACCGACAAAACGTATTACATCTGGTACGGCAACGCTGGCGCGACATCCTGCCCCTTTACAACATCGAGCATCTGGACGGAGTACGCGGCGGTGTATCACCTGCCTGACGGCTCGCTCCTCAATCTAAAGGACTCGACGGCGAATGCCAACGACCAAACCAATAGCGGGCTGACCGCCACGACGGGTAAGATCGGCGGCGGCGCGAACGGCAGCGGCTCCTCGCAGTTCGCATCGAAGACAACCCCCACCGGGCTACCCACAGGGGCGAATCCCTGGACCGTGACCGCCTGGGGCAACCCTGGAACGCCAGCTCCTGATGCAAACTATCGCGGCGTCATGGGCTACGGCCCCACAGTCGCGAACCAGCTCGTGTCCATGTACGACCATAACGGCGACTTCGGCTGTACCGGAGGAGCGGGCCCGGTGGCAACCGGCGCCTGGACGAACAGCACCTGGAAATATATGGCTTGCAGCTTCGACGGGTCGAATATCCGCCTTCTGGTGAACGGCGTTCTCACGACCGGCCCCACGGCGCAGGCCATGAATCCCAGCAGTACGACCCTCTACCTCGGGACAACCCAGGACGGAAGCACGACGTCATGGGCGGGGAAAATCGACGAGGTTCGCATCGCTACCTCCCAACTTTCGACCGGGAGATTGTTGACCGAGTACAACAACATGAATAATCCGGCGGCGGGAGGCTTCTTCGCCTCCACGGTATTCGGACTGAGGCAGTAAATGAAAACAGTCATCCTGTTGTTATCAGCTCTGGCGGCGTGGGGACAAACGATCCCCACCGCCCGATGGGATAATTCGCGGCTCAGTCAGAACACCTCCGAAACGATCATCACACCGCAGACTTTGAGCAGCGGCGCATTTCGCCTGCTCGCCACATGTGCGACGGATGGTGTGACTGTCGCGCAGCCTCTCTATATCCCGTCCGTCACGGTGGCGGGCGTGGTTCGCAACGTGACGGTTGGCGCGACCATGCAAGGCACTCTGTACGCCTGGGATACTGACGGCCCAGGATGCGTGCTGCTGTGGTCCAGGTCGCTCGGCACGCCGCGCGGGACAACTACCGGCGGCTTCTGTATATCGACGATGTATTCCCAACATTTGGGAACCGGAAATAGCGTCGGCATTTACAGCACGCCCGCGTATGCTTCCGGCTACGTGTACGCCGTCATGGCGACGTCCTCGCCGTCTTACACACTCGCCAAGGTGGACATCGCTACCGGAGTAATTGCGTCGCAGGCTACCATTTCTGGCTCGGTCACCGGAACAGGAGATCCTACCGTCGACACCGGATGCTCCGCTGATACGGTGAGCGGCGGCGTATTGTCATTCAACGCTGCGATGCACATGCAGCGCTCCGCGCTGACGATTGCGAACGGGAACGTCTACATCCAATTCAGCCCCTACAACGACGCGCATCCGTCGCACGGCTGGATTTTTTCCTATAGGCTGACCGACCTCACACGCATGGCGGTATGGTGTAGCACGCCGAATGGTGGGCTTGGCGGTATGTGGAACGCTGGAGGAATGGCGGCAGACAGCACCGGTAAACTTTACGCTACAACCGGCAATGGAGACTACGACGGGGCGGCTAACTTCGCAATGAGCGCCGTCAAGTTCAACTCGGATCTAACCATCGCAGACTGGTTCACGCCTTCAGGCTGGTCGACGATGAGCACCAATGATGAGGACATCTGCTCCTCAGGCCCGATGCTCGTCGAAGATATGAACCGCCTGGTGTTCGGCGTCAAGGACCTGAACATCTACTCCATTAATACAGCCTGCATGGGCCACCTTGGTGGAACAGTTGGCGGCTGCGGGCCGCAACAGGTGTTTATAACCAATGCCGTTGGCACGGCGGGACGCGATAACGGAATCAACACCACAGGCGCGTTGAATCACAAGATTTACGCGGGAATCATTTCGGATCACGCGTACGCATTCCAGCAGAGCGGCAGCACGTCGAACTGGGACACGACTCCCATCGGAATCAGTTCGCTGTCGTACAGCTTCCCTGGCTTGACTGGATTCGCCGGCTCAAGTAATGGCTCCGCTAATGAGATTCTCTGGGCCACAGCGAGTGTGTCCGGTGTGGGTCAACTTCTCGCGTTCAACGCGACGACGTTCGCCCAAATCTGGAGCAGCGCCACGCTCACGACGGATGCTCTAGGTGGGCGGATGCGGTATTCCGCTCCGACCATCGCCAATGGGCGAATGCGCGTAGCGGCAACTACCGGCAGCGGGCTAACAGCCGGCGGGAAAATCCAGGTCTATGGCGTCATGCCCGCCGCGACTACGCTTGGTCCAGCGGTGACGCATGGGGCTGGTGTGGTCATCCGGTAAACACCTCGTCAACGCATTCTCCGAAAGCCAAGCTCACATTTATGAAACCTCTCCTGTACGCCACCGGCGCCCTTGCGCTCGTGTGCCTCTCTGCTCTCTGCTTAACACTCTCCTGGGAGTCTCACCAGGCGGGACTGACCATCAACCGAAACTTGCTCGACATGCGGCTGCAGATCTCGCGTGTGATCGACGGCGATCCACAAGCCGCGGCGCCGGAAGATCGCGCGCCACTGCGCCGGCTGCTGATCGCGGAAGTGGACTCGCAGGCCTCCGGACTCGGGGCGGCCGCCTTTGACCAGGTGAAGCAGCTCCGCGGCGATTTGTTCTCTGAGGTGGCGAACTGGCGAACGGCCACAACGGAGCAAATCACCGGGATTCGAGCGGACACGCTGACAGCGGTATCGACCGTCATGCAGCCGGCCAATGACCTGGTGGCCAGCCTCAAGCCGACCATCGACCACGCGCAGAGCATCTCAGCCCATGCCGATGAGGCGACCACGATGTTGTTTCGCCGCGATGCGCTGCCGGCGCAGATTCTGGGGACGCTCGGCGCGACGAAGGTCACGATGGGGCAGACGGCTCTGACCATGAAGAAAGTGGAAGAGGCGACACCGGAATTTATTAGCCTTGCGAAAAAGCTCGGGCAGAATTCCGACACCGCCACGCTCAAGGCAGCCGAGGCAGCGGAAGAAACCAGGCGGCTGCTGTGGAACATGGCCGAAAACACTACGCCGTTGCCGAAGTGGCTTCGCTATCCTCTTCAGGTCGTTGGCCTGGTCGGTACCGCGGCCGTCCCTGTGATCACCGTTGAAAAGCTCGTAAGCAAATAGGCCCCTCTCCAGAATTTACGAAAAGGAAACTCCCGAAAATGAGAAACGTTACGCTCGTTGTAATCACTTTTCTGCTCGCTTGCCTCTCGGCATTCGCGCAAACTCCCGACGCCACCCCGCTGCCCACCGTGGGAACCATCGCCTACCAGCCGCAATATTTTCTGGCCGCCGGCGGGGGATGGAGCAAGTACACCGACCCGCACGCTCACGGATGGATGACCATGGGCGCCAAAGTCAGCGAGAACAACTTCGTGGCCGGCAACCTGGTGATGACGTCGACGAAGGCATCCACCACGGTGGACTTCGGACGTTACCTGATTCAGGAGAACGGCTTCACGCTGGCCGCACTGGGCGGGCTCGGTATGGCGAGCGGAAGCGGCGCCGTCAATGGCGAAGTGGCCGGCGGGGTGTCGCTGGCGAAAGACCTCAGTAAATGGACGAAGGTTCCGCATACCGCCGTCGTGTTCACGGTCAAAGCAGACAAGGTCGCCGGCGACGATATCAAACCGGCGTTTCTGCTGGGATTTGTGATCGGCTTCGGCCACTGAGGGACAGATGCGTTGCTATTTGGAAACGGAGGGCGGCCGCGTGGCTGTCCTCTGTTTCTTCACGTTGATCGGCGTGGGCTTCTACGTATGGACTCGCGACAAGTTCATCGTTGAGATCTTCGCCGGACCGTTGCTGTTGGCCATGAATGTCACAGGAAAGAAATCCGATGAATCTTGAAGTTCTGAAGAAACGAACCGAAGCAGCCGAAGGAAGAGTGCCACATCTCTACCTCTGCTCACGAGGTCATGTCACGGTCGGAGTAGGGCATCTGGTGAAGGATGCCGCCGTTGCGCAGCAGCTCGGGTTCACACCCGCCGAGTTCGCCGTCGTCGCCGCGGCGCCGGTCGGAATGAGGGCGTCGGGATATGCGTCGTTCACAAAGACCCGGATGTCGGACGCGGCGATCGACGCGCTGTTGGATTCCGACGTGTCCGCATTCATCGGACAACTGAAACGGGCGCTTCCGGAGTTCGACTCGCTACCCGACTCCGTGCAAGAGGCCGTCTTCGACATGGCCTACAACCTGGGGATCGGCGGGCTGCTGAAGTACCACCACCTGATGGATGCGCTGCTGAAACAAGATTTCAAGGCGTGCGCCGCAGAGTGTCACCGGAACGGAATTTCCGAAGCCCGAAACAACGAGACGGCCGCGCTATTCCTCAAGGCTGCGTGAGTTCTTCCGCTCCGTCAGCTCCTTCTCGATAATCATGCGCGCCAGGTCGTCGGAGTCCGTCACCACCGAAATGCCGCTCAATTCGTAGAGTAGCTGCACGTCTCCCGGATCTACCGGCTCCCGGAAGATGTGCGCATGCAGAACACGTAGCGCCGTTTCGAATAGTTGATTTTGGGCCACGACCATGGAGGATCTTCACAAGGGTATCAAGATACGCACCTATACACTGGAGACCCTTTGTGATTTTGACGATTGGGATTCAGATCAGCCGGACTGGTGGTTGAGACACCCGCTTTACCGAGGACGTCGTGATTTTGTTTTGAACAATCTGGGGATGAGGCGCGCTTCTACCAGATGAGCCCGCCACTCGCGATCAGCCGTTGGCCAAAGAGTCTGAAGGAAACTCTACGGAGTTTCCGCCACAGCCACACCTGCCGCCTTATTCGTACACCGGAGGAAGGTAATACGCCCGGTCGTTAATCTCGAACGGCTTCCTCAACGTTCCACTGATCTTGCTAGCGCTGATGGTGGTGATTTGGCCGCTCAGAATGGTCCCTTCGATCTTCCCGGCGGTGATTTGAAGCCGGGAAACGGAAGACGCTGGGAGCTGTAGTAGCCTGCTCAATGGAATTGCGCCGACTATTGCGAGAAGCCCGCGACGGGTCAT